ATCTTCAAGCCAACGAAGCATCCTGAGTTCGTTTTGCATAACGAGAAGGCTGCAAACGACATCGCTGGACTCGCAGGTCTGCACGACCCAAAGATGACGGTCGAGACGGTTGATGGCAAAAAAGGCACGATGCAGGAAGTCTTGGGCAACAAGCTCGATTGGAAGACGTTGCGTAACCACGATTTGACGAAGCTAGCAACTGGCGATCTGATGGAAATCATCATGCATCATCCAGTAGATTGGCTTACGTCGAATCACGACGCGCACACTGGCCAATGGCTCCAGACTCCGCACGGTCTGGTAGAGATTGATCGAGGTCAAGCGTTCAAGCATTTTGGAACGGACAAACTCGACCCAGAGTATCATCCGAATGCAGCGTTCGGTGAGGAGCCTCCGATTTATAACCAAATCCATAAGTTGTATAAAGAGGGCAAACTCGATTTAAACCAGACCGATATCATGAAAGCGCTCGAGGCGTCAATCGGAAAGCTCGATAAAAATACTCTGCAAGTCTATGATGCGCTGAACCAAGCGCTCGACAAAGCAGGCAAAGGTAATCTCAAGTCGTCGGCTCATCTGCGTTTCAATAATCTGAAAGCCGACATGGCTAAGTTCTGGACGAAGTAAATGCCTGAATCGATTAGTTTCGACCAAGTCCTGGACGAGATCCTTCCTGCCGAATTACGGCAAGGTCTCGATTCCATCATCCTTGATATCGACAACAAGGACCAGTTCGCTCGAGACCGCTTGATGAAAGTCTGCAAGCGCAACGAGTATTTCTGGGAAGGACTTCAGAACATCTACTTCAGCGAAGTCGCGCACGATTGGAGATACATCTCTCAGCATGGCGACGGCGAAGACGTCAACTACATGGAAGAAGCTGACGTCGAGAGCAAAATCGTAAATATCTACAAGGCGCACGGTGAGATCATCATCGCCGCCGTTTCTCAGTCTATCCCTGCGACTCGTTTCTTTCCAAACGATGCTGACCAGTCGGCCGACATCTACACAGCACAGTCATTCTCGCGACTCGCAGAGCTTATCAGAAAGCACAACAAAGCTCCTTTCCTCTTCATGAAAGCGCTCGGTCTTCTCTACAACTCGGGCATGATCGCAGCCTACACCTATAACGACCAGCACGAGAAGTATGGTGTTGATCGGATCGACCACTTCAAACCGGGAGTGGCACAGACACAGGTTGACTACTGCCCCGACTGTGGAGAACAGTTAGCCGTTCAGCCGATGAACGGCCAAGAAGTTCCGGCGCCGCCACTTCCTCCGGAGACCGACTTGCCATCGCCACCTCCGGTGCCGGAAGGAGAACCATTGCTGGAGCCTCCCCCGGAAGCGGTGTCGGAACCATTACCCGTCGCTCCGCCTCCTCAAGGTCCGCCTCCGATGCCGCCTCCTGGAGCGCCACAGGGCATGATGCCGCCAGAGATGGCAGGTATGGCTCCGCCTCAAGGTCAGACAGTCTGCCCCAATTGTGGAACGCCTGTTCAGCCCATGTCGGAAGTCGAAGAGGAGGAGACGCAGGAGTTCGATTATCAAGAAATCATTCCGAAGATGCGTCAGATCATCGAGTTGTATGGCCCGATGAGCGTGCAGATTTTTCCTCGCGCGCGCACGCTAGAACAGTCAGGATACCTCATTCTCAACAGTGAACACGATGTTGCTGAAATGCAAGAGAAGTTTCCGCACATCGCGGACCAGATTACTCCTACAGCAGACTCCGAGAGATACGATCGATGGGTGCGCGCGCCGTCGTTGGTCCAATCGGATGACGACGCCGACGTATGCACGTGTAGGCAAGTCTGGCTACGTCCCTGGATGTTCAACAAGCTCGGCAAGTCAGACGACGAAAGAATACTGGCGCTTAAGGAACAATTCCCTCGTGGTATTCGAGCCGTCTACATCAACGACGTCCTCGCTGAGGTCAACGATGAAGATATGGACGAATACTGGACAGTTTCTGTTGATCCTATTCTAGATCGAGTCCACGGTCAGCCCGTGGCAAACTCGGTTGTTCCTGTTCAGGAGATGACTAATGAACTATTCCAACTTACTGTTGAAACAATCCGATACGGAATCCCTGAGACATTTGTTGATTCCAGTGTTATTGACTTTCAAAAATACCGGGAGATGGAAATCAGTCCTGGTTCGTTATATCCAGTTAAGGCTCCTGCTGGAGGTAATATCGGAGCAGCGTTCTACACAAACAAAGCCGCAATGTTATCTCGAGAACATAAGGAATTCGCTGACGATTTACAAGCTGCTGGTCAATTTGTACTCGGAACGGTTCCATCGGTTTATGGTGGTACCGCCTCCGGAGGATCTGACACAGCTGCTGAATATAGTATGTCGAGAGCTCAAGCTCTGCAACGACTACAAATCGTCTATAAGATGATCTCGTTCTTCTGGTCTGATCTTGAGACGAAGGCAGTCAAGTGCTACGCCAAGAACATGAAGAACGACGAGAAGATCGTCAAGTCACAAGGTCGCAATTCATACATTAACGTGTGGATTCGCAAGGCCGAGATGACAGGCGAAGTCGGTCAGGTCGAGCCGGAGTTGAGCGAACAGTTTCCTCTGGCATGGTCGCAAAAACGTGACATCATTATGCGCCTCCTCGAGTTGAACAACGATGCCATCAACGAAGCAATGTTCCACCCAGAGAATCGACACACTGTCGCTGAACTCGTAGGCATCCCAGAACTCACAGTTCCCGGAGACGCAGACAGGACCAAGCAACTCTTCGAGATCTACGAACTACTCAAGGGTCAGCCACAGCCTGTCGGATTGAATCCGATGGATGGAACTCCGATCCTTGAAGCGTCTGTTCCGATCGAGAAAGAGGTTGACGAGCACGGTGTCCACATCGCCATCATCAAAGAATGGTGCGTAGGCGAGATTGGGATGGATCAGAAGATGACGAATCCCGGTGGCTACATGAACGTCATCGCTCATCTACAGGCGCACACGGAGGCCGAGCAAGCTGAGATGATGGAACAAATGATGATGCAAGGTGGAGCGCCTCCTGGAGGACCTCCGCCGTCAGGAGGAAAAGGATCGCCTCCGAAAGGTAAAGATACAGAGTCAATTCCGGCTCCAAGAGGTGTAGCAAATGTTCCATAAGTTTCTATTTCCGTTATACGACGATTCCGAGTCGTTCGGTGGACCCGGCGGTTCCACACAGTCTGACTTAGACATTTTGAACGCTCCTGACGAACCCGAGGCTGAAACCGAGACGGTCGACGAAGAAGCTGTCGAGCCGGTCGATAAGGCTGACGAACCAGGAGAGGTGACTTTTGAAACTCCCGAGGAAGCTGAAGGAACGGAGACGACAAAGGAGGAAAAGCCTCCTGTTGCTGAGGAGCCTGATGACGCAGAGGTTCCAACAGGTCAGCTACGTTTCAAGGACGTCAAGGGAAAATTCCCGACCGTCTTCAAGGAGTTCCCTCAGCTCGCTACAGCTATCCGCAATGACCGAGCGTATGGTGAGATATTTGCGTCACCGGAAGACGCTCGAGACGCTGCACAGCGCGCCTCTTATTTCAACACGCTCGAAGGACATCTGACTGGTGGCTCAGTAAAGGAGTTGCTTGGCGACATCGAGAAAGCAAATCCCGAGACGTTCAAGAAAGTTGTGCGCGATTTTCTACCGACTGTCAAGTCAAAGTCGATGGAACTGTTCGCTGAGATCACGCTACCGGCTGTCAACGACGTCCTCAGGAGTGCGATTCGCGACGCAGAGGGCTCCGAAAATGTTAATCTACGCAATGCCGCTCTCCACATTGCTAAATATTTATACGGCAAGCCTGAGATACCGGATCTCGACGCTAAAAAGCCAGCGGCATCGAACGAGGAAGAAGAGCGTATCAAAGCCGAACGTCAAGCTTTCTGGCAAGAGAAGCAACAAGACTTCACAAACGAGTGCTTCACGACAGGGCGAGACGAAACCTTCACGGAAATCGCGAAAGGTATCGACAACGACAAGTCAATCTCGCCGTTCCTCAAGTCCACGTTGAAGGAGAAAATCTTCAACGAGGTCGATCAACTTCTTGCTAAAGATACACGTCATCTTCGTCAAATGAATGCTCTGTGGCGCAAAGCCGAGTCAACTGGGTTTCAAAAAGAGTCACGCAGGGAAATCATAGACGCCTACCTGCGAGGCGCTAAGGCTCTGATACCATCCGTTCGACAGAAGCTCCGTGCCGAGGCAGGACTTGTTCCTGCTGGTAAACAACCCATTAAACAGCCTGAGACATCTAAACAGCGAACTAACATTCCGCAGTCTGGACGGCAAGCCTCAGGTCAGGCCGCTAAAATCCCGTCGGCCCGGGACGTGAACTGGGGAAAGACTTCCGATCTGGACTTCTTGAATGGAAAGTATACGCCGAAAAGAAGGTCTCAGTAGGAGTTACCTGTCATGGCAATGGACGAAACTCAGGTAGCTGCTACCGAATTGGAGAACGTCCGAAAGAAGATTCCGATCCTTTTTGACAAAGAGGACACCTTTTACTCGCAGATCGAGAAGGGTGAGGTCGAACAGATTTCCAGCCGGGATATGAGAATCCCGCTCGAAATTCGGCCCGGTGGACGCTTCGGACACTTTGATCCGGCAGGCGGCGACCTCGGACGCGGCGAAGGGCCGACTTACGAGAAGGCGGTCATCAACACCGTTCACTTGCGCCACGCAATCGAATGGCACAAGAAGACGGAATGGTCGACGGATTCGCAGCGCAAGGCTGTGGTCCAGTCGGTCAAGAAGCTCCTTGCCTCCGGAATGGTGGAGTTTCGCCGAGCGGTAGATGCGCTCGCTGTGTCTTCCGACGGCACAGGGACGCTGGGAACCGTCTCTGCTTACTCCACGTCCGGCGGCAAGGACACGCTGACCTGTGCATCAGACGGCTACGGCGTGCGCCTGATGCGACACGGTCAGCTGTTGTCCCTCTACGACGCAACGCTGGCGGTTCGCAAGCCCTTCGTCGGGGCAGCGACGCTCAACGGTGAAGCGCCTATCGATCTTCTGGACTTGCAGAACAAGACAGTCCGGATGAACGGTGCGGCAACGACGCCGGTCGCTGGCGACAAGCTCGTAGTCAGCGGTCTGACGTCGACTCCTCCGATCTCGCTTTACGGTGTTCCGTATCACGTATCGAATGCGAGCACTGGCTCGTGGCTCGGTCTTGATCGTGCGCTGTTCCCCGAGATTCGGGCGAATCGTGTCAACGCCAACGGAACGTCGCTGGCGCTTTCCTACGCGCGCGTTGCGCTCAACAAGGTCGGTGACCGTCTTGGTCAGGACCACGGCAACCGCGCAACAGCGTGGATGCATCCCGCACAGATCCAGGCTTACGAAGAGCTTGGTCAGTTGGTCATGAACATCGAAAAGACCGCTGGCAAGCAGAGCCTCGATCTCTACTTTGGTGACGGCGACAACTTCAAGATCGCCGGAACCTCCATCCGGAAGCACTATTCGTGGGACAAGCGTCGGATCGACTTCCTCGTGATGGACACGTGGGGGCGCGCCGAGATGCATCCTGCCGGATTCTACGAAGTTGACGGACGGAAGATTTTCGAAATTCGTGGCGCTTCGGGTGGCGTTGCGACGTCGCAAATCTTCTACACCGTGGCTTCGTTCAACATCTACAACTCGAACCCCGCGGCTTCGAGCTACATCGACAACCTCGCAGTTCCTGCGGGCTACTAAGGAGAAGGGGGAGTCGAAAGGCTCCCCCAGTTCTATGGATTCATTAGAGATGATCTTCATTAACAGGCAACTTGAGAATCGCTGGGGCAACAAGTATCGTATCGTAGAGGCTGACAAAGAGTTCGAAACGCGCTATCGGAAATTTTCTAAATTTGATAACTCCGGTAACTACCTCGGAGAAACTGAGGAAACCGGCAGATTTAGAAAGTATCCGAACTGTCGAAACTGTATAGTTCTCGAGAAGAACGTTAGAGATCAGCCGGTTCCAATTGAGATAAAGGACTGGAACGGTTGGGAGATCATCTGGCCTTTCAAGAAACCGGGAACAGATGATCCGATTGATCCAAACTTAGAAGTGTGCATGTATATTACGGACAAGTTAGAGAACGGAGTCCGTATGACTGCACAGGATTGGAAGGATCTAGAGCAACGACAACACGAAGCCGAAGTTGAGAGAGTTTACGGACTATTAGGGGGCGATTGATGCCGAAAGATTTTGCTACTGCTTCAACGATTATCAGTTTGTTTCCTCTACCAATCTTCGAGAGGAAGCCTCTGATTCCAAGTCTCTATCAAGTTCCAGCTTCAAAGCGAGAACTCGATCCACAGATTCTTGTCGTCAAGGAAGGCATCTTCCATGTCTATCTTGACGAATTTCGCGGCATGATGACCATTCGGACGCCAGCTATTACAGTGGCAGACTCGGTCGTCAGAGATTTCATGGACAGCCAGTATATGGCATCAGACGACGCCAGACCTGCGCTGTGGCACATTCCAGGTGAGTGGTCACCTATCGATATCGCGACCGATCGTGAGCAACAGAATCGCATACAAGCTGAGAACTCTCTGCAACTCGAGTGGTTCAAACGCTTGATCGTCATCGCCGACGACGAGTGGCAGAAGTTCCATCAGCATCGGATGATCACAGAAGTGCAGAAGGTTGCAGCTGGTCGTCTGCGACTGGTGCGCGAATGGGCCATCGAGCACAAGCCGGAGAACATCACGGACTGCCCCGGATGCGGCTCAGTGATCAACAAGAAGGTTGCAGTCTGCCGAGACTGTGGCTGCATCATCAACATGGATCTCTACAAGACACTTCAGTTTACTGGAGCTGTGGAACATGCTAGCAAGTGAAGTCATGGACGAAGCGGCGGCGCTGATGAACGACTCAGGTAAGCTGACGTGGGGCTACCCACAGCTTCTCCCATATCTGCAACGTGCATACAGAACGCTAGAGTTAAACCTCTTTCTTAACGGTGTGAGGTCGTTAAAGGAGGTCTCGCTCGTTATCCCCGTGGATGCCTACGCCAAGGAGATAACACTGCCGCAGGACTTCGTTCAACCTATCGCTGTCGGAGAACGGTCTAGAAATTCGACAGATGAATACGTAAACGTCACAGAGTCCGACTGGGATCAGGGATTCAAGTCGGACTACGTTCAGTTCTGGACGTTTCGAGAAGACCTGCTTAAGATTAATGCTCCGAATACAGATCGAGAAGTTCTCCTGCGGTATCGCAAAGGACTGGCTTCTCTTACGAGCGAGAACTCTAACATTACTATTCTTCTGTCGAAGCCTTATCTATCAGCAAAGACAGCCGCTAATGCCTCTGCATTCGGAGCGTCCAACCCAGAACGAGCGGGCATCCTGAACGGAGAGGCAGGTGACTGTCTTTCAATGCTGATCAATTCTGAAATACGGAACCAACAAGGGCAACGGTTCCGACGTCGAGCATACGGATCAAGCAGGCGCGCACGGCGCTTCTAGGAGAGACCTCATGCCACTCCGAAGAAAGAACATGAATGCAGAAGTAAAGAAGCTCGTTGACCACGAGATGCTCTTTACAATGCGAACAAGGTTCACCGCAGCAGATCTCGTCGTAGCTCCTGGCACGACACTTCTGCCTGCATTTCCAAACGCATCGTATCGACTTGTTGACCTCATGGCTATCGCTAACGGTGGCGCAGCCGGAGGTTTGACAAACATTATCGTTAGCGGAACTGTAGGTGCAGTTAAGACAACTCTTGCTACACTGTTACCCGCTAACTTGACGCAGTCAGCACTTCTTCGTCTGGGTGCGACTGGTGCGGCTCCCGCGGCAAACGGTGTGACGCTTCAACCGATGGACCCGTCAACGTCCATCATGATCGAGCGCACAGGCACAGCATTGACTGGTGCGACAAGCATCGACGTTATCGCGACGTATGCCCTCGAGGGGCGCACGGTAATCTAATGATCGAAAACCACGTTCCAATACCCATTAACGATTTCAATGGTCTGTTCGACCGTGGTCCAGACGAGGCTATACCTCTCGATCATTTCAGAACTGCTCAGAACCTCAAATACAAGCCGACAGGCTTTTACACAAGGGAAGGCTCCATACTGTCAACAACGTGTGGAGCCGTCCTTCGTTTTCACGTATACAAGATCACAGGACAAGCGTCAAGACTGCTTATCCTTTTAACTGGCGGACAGCTCTATGATTCCGCCAATATGTTGAATCCGATTCTTAATATTCCCACGATGACAGACTTCTCGATGGAAGTCTTTTTCGATAGAGCTTACATTACGCCACACAACGGACTCACCGGACTTCCTGGTCAGTTCGTTTACTACTACACAGGCTCCGGAACGGCTGTTGTCGCAGGTGGACCCGGACCTGCTATTGCGCCACCAATGGGTATTGCTCAAGGTGGTGCTGGACATATAGATAAAGGTATCCATGCGTTTGCTGTAGCGTTTGAGACCACAACAGGTTTCGTTACACAGATGGGTGGGTTCACGGGTATCGTAACAAGTGGCGAGAAAACTGTCGAACTCTCTGGAATTCCTCTCGGTCCTGCTGGGACCGTAGCTCGTATACTGTTCGCAACTAAGGACGTTGCAGATCCGGTAACAGGTCTTTACGATTGGGACTATGCTAATGCAGAATGGTTCTTCGTCCCAGAGGGACGGATCGCAAATAACACCACAACAACTAAATCAGTGTCGTTCTTCGATGCTGATCTCCAGGACCAAGCAGACTATATCCTTGAACAACTACCCACGATCCCTGCCGGAGTTGGGATCACCGCGTATAAAGGAAGCATGGTTGTCTGGGGAGAAGATGCAAACCAATCCACCGTTCGGATCTCCAAGGCAGGACAGCCTGAATCTTTTAACGCAGTCGAAGGCTTCCTCCAAGTCGAACCATCTAATGGTGGAGGAGTAAGAAACTGTGTGGAGTTCCGCTCGGCTCTTTACATCCTGAAATCCCAACGGTGCTATGCGACAGTTGCAACCGATGAAGAAGCGGCGTTCTGGGACGCGCCACTGCTCGACGGTTCCGCTGGAACTGAGTGTCACGGGATCGGAAAGATTTTTGAGCGGAACTCCAACACGGTCGACAAGTATCTGATTGCCTCTCGTCGTGGCTTGTTGCTCTTTACGGGTAACTTTCAAGAAGAAATCTCTTGGAAGGTGAAAGACATCTGGGGTCGTATTACTCCACAATACTTTCACAAAATCCAAGTGATGGTCGACGCAGACAATCAGTTCATCTATGTGTCGTTGCCCATAGATGGTTCAACCGTCACGAACTGTGTTCTCTTTGCAGACTATTCAGTTAACCTGGATTCTGCAAAGGTCAAGTGGGCAGTCTGGACGTTTCCACACAAGCCTGTTTCGATCGCGCTCGACGTCGACGATGTCACCAAAGAGATTATCTTTCGATTCGCGCGTGAGGATCAGAACATCTACAGAATCCAGCCGAACGTCTGGAACGATTACGGGATCGCTATCAATACGATCTGGGAGACTGCACAGACACCGTTCGACTCTAAAGGCGAAGTGTTCCATCACGGAGGCGCGCGCCTTAGAGTCTATGGACAAGGCAATTTAGCTCTCACGGTCACGACGCTAGACAACGCTGTGGTCGCGCAACTTCCTGCAATCCCGTTGTTTCAGAATCCTGGAGTCTATCCCTTCAGATCATACAACATCCAGAGTGAGAAGGTTACTCTAAAAGGAACTCTGGACGCTTTTGACGAACACTTAGTTATCACTAAACTCTGGGTGTTTGTTAGACAACTCTGGCTTACGAGACCTCAGTAATGGGCATCCAGAGAGACTCACGGATCGAATCCCTAGGGAACGACGAACGTTCAGTTCTCGTTCTCAAGGAGATTCTCCGTGACTATAACAAGGATGTTCTTAGGATAAACGATCTTCTTCAGATTGTAAATGACCGCATATCCCCGCCTACGGGTGGGGGTGGTGTCGGTGCATCTCCTGAGCCTCCTAATTTCGCTGGACAAGTTCTTCCTTTTTCTATCTTTTTGTCATGGGGTTCGCCAGAACCCGCTGCACACATGTTCGAGATTCGTCGTAGCCCAGTTGTAGATTGGGTTACGGCATCGTTCGTGACGCGCACTCCGTCATTTACTGTTAACCTTGCGCCTCTGCTCGTAGGATCATATTACTTTTTACTCAAGAGTATCGATGCTCTAGGTAACTACTCAATTAGCTACACGACAGTTCAATTAACAGTTCTTGCTCCAGGAACTCCTGCTGTTACAGCAACAGTTATTGACAACAACGTTCTTCTGTATTGGGATGTTCCACAGACAAGTCATCAAATTGATCGATATAATCTTTACAAGAACGACGTATATTTCGGAACACATCGTGGCACGTTCGTTCCGATCTTTGAGACAATCTCCGGCACTTATACATACGCAATAGAAGCTGTTGATGTTGCTGGTAACGTAGGGCCAAGAGGGTCAGTAACTACAATTGTTAACCAGCCTCCAGACTTCGAGCTTGAAGATCAACGTATTACAGACTTGTATGGGACACGAGTTAATGTAGCTCGATTACCAGATGCAACGACTCCGTCTACGCCTACAAGGAAGTCTAGTCTGTTAGCTTGTGTTGATCTGACCGCTACGTGGGAACAGCATTTTACTTCTAAGTCATGGACGACGATCGAACAACAGATCAACGCTGGCTATCCGATCTACATCCAACCGACGCTCTCAACAGGTTCATACGAAGAAGTCTTTGATTACTTAACAGAAATTCATAATACGATTGCGACGATCAATTACCAGTTTCTTGAGCACGTTGCACAAGTCGGACTTGTTATCAAGTTGGCTTGGTCGATAGACAATGTTACGTTTACTCCGTTCATAATAGGTAACTCTCAATTCATACCACATTTTCGATACTTAAAGATGCGCCTCGAGTTTACTTGCGACAGTGATAAGGCACTGGGCGAGTTCTCGATGATTCAGATTACTCTCGACGTCAAAAAAGAAATGGACTCGGGAGAAATTATAGCTCTTGCAACTGACTTGACTGGAACACCAGTTCTGTTCACTAAGACGTTCAAGGATATCGATTCAATCACCTGCACGGCAGATTCGATCGAACCGATTGACGTCATCTACGATTTCACAGACGTGCCCAATCCAACAGGATTCCGCGTCTTTGCAATGGATACCACAGGCAACCGAGTGACCTATCTCGTGTCGTGGAAGGCGAGAGGTATCACGTAATGTGGAAGCGTTGGCATCAGACGACTCATATATGGGAACGTAGTGTTGATAACGGTGCGAGTTGGAGTCCTTTGCCTCTTAACGCTGCGACGATTACTGAAGGGACTCTATCAGACGCGCGTCTTTCTACAAACATCGTAAGGAAGAACGTTGCTAATGAGGAGGTTACGTCAGCGCTCACAGTTAGAGGTGGTTTAGGTATAGCTGATCTCCAACTGTTTGATGTCTCCAGAAATAGGTTGTGGAGACTCTTAAGTTATCTAGACGAGTTCAAAGCCTGGGAAGGAAACAACGATAACTTTTCAGTCAACATCAATGGCCAGACTCGGACTAGGGCAGGCTATTTTGAGTTTGGTCGAGGTCAAGCTCAGGGTCAACGAGTCACTTGGGCTACGTCAATTTTGACAGCAACAGGGGTAAATTGCGGTGGTTCCATCACGGCATTTTACTCCCTAGTGGGCTATCAACTTTGGTGGTCTATATATGGTGTAAACATGAGCGTCCCAGTAGTTACTCCATATCTTTTACTTCCAATTCCTGCTGGATACCCCTCGGTAAGTCCTTACACCGATCAACCAATTATAAGAGCCTTTGTTCCGGGTATTGGAGATGAAGCAGGTTACGCTCAAATAGATCCAAATTACATACAGATATACCGTCCTAAAGCAGTTAACTGGCCTACAGGAATTGGGCACGTTATTGGTCAAGGCTTCTATTGGATAGGATGAACATGGCTAACACAGCATACACACAACAAGCGTTAGCGTCGAATGCAAATTTCCAAACGCGCGTGAGGAATGCGATTTCGACGGTCGCGTGGCAGGTTCTCAATGAGCCAGCTAACACTCCGAACAACAAGGCACGAGTGAACTACGCTCGATCCGTGATTGCCAATCTTCAGATGGCAGCGGTGACGATCTCGCCTTGGCTCGTGGATAGGCCAAATCTCTTTGGTTTTGAAACGACTTATGATTTTCCATCTGGTAATGTCGTAACAGCCTCAGGTGATGCAGACATTGAATCACAAATTGCAACCGATTGGGACGTATTAGCAGGTAACTTGGAGCCAGTATGAATCAACCTTCTCAACTTGATCTTTCTCTTGAAGAAATCTACATAATCGTTGGTGAACTCGAAGTCGTCCGACGCAAACTCAACATGCAAGTTCAGGGTTATCTGAAACAAATCGACGAGATGAGTGCAGAGATTACCAGATTGCGAGAGGAAAATGGCCGACTGGCTCAAACCGACAATAACGAGTAACTACATCACGTTTGTCGACGAGGTCAAAGCTCGTGATGTTGACGCCATTACTCTGCAAGCTGTAGCCCTTGTTAATCCTCCAATATACGCCGTCAAATTGGTGCGAATGTCACCGTATCCAAATATCAGGTTTCAGGAGTGGAATGGGACAGCGTTTAACGAGTTGACTCTCTCTATACAAGGTGGAGGCACAGGCGCGAATTCTCTTGCTGGTCTTGCGTCTAATATGGGTCTGGGAACGATGGCGTATCAGAACTCCAATAACATCAGCGTTACTGGAGGATACCTAAATGGTGTGAGAATCGACAACCCTACCGTTTACGGGACATTTAATCAAAACTCTGGAGCTTACAATCTTCAGGGTAATATGAGCATTTATAACGTCACTAACACTGGTGTCTCGTTCAATGTCTTGACAAATATTCCCAACAACTTTGCTGCTGTAATCCAACATGCTGGTATTCCCAGCCTTGGAGTGGTAATTCGTGCAGGGACGAGCAAGACAGATCAGTGTTTGAATTTAGAAAATGGAGCCGCAACGATCAACTGGTTGTTGGTTCGTGGCGATGGTGCGATGATATACAACTCCGCAAATCTAGCCATTCCGGTCGGAACAAATAGATTCGTCCCAGTATAGTCATGGCTAAGCTACGTGGCTCTATTTGGATTAACGACAACCAGTTCTGCTACATCGATGAATATGATCGAGAGTGGCGCTGGATAGGTCAACCAGTCGGTCCAACTGGTCCTTTAGTTCCAGGATCATTTTGGATGGAGTTAGACGATATCCGCTACGTGAATCAGGCTGGTAATTATGTCTATCAAATTATTGGACCAGTAATTCAGAATCATCCTACTGCACTTCGTGGTTCAATTTGGATCTCTCAAGGCTTCTTTCGATGGATTGATCGTTCTAGTAATGAGCGAGTAGCACATCAGGATGTGACCCATACCGATGGTGCTGGTGGACATTTAGACGTTCCTCACACTGATACTGGACATGGTGACACTCATACCGATGGAACTCATGGAGACGTCCACACTGACGTTCCTCATAGTGACTTTCATGGTGATGGACATACTGATGTTCCTCATAGTGATCGTCCTCATACTGATACACACAGCGATGGGTCAATTCATAATGACCAACCAAACTATCACTTTGATTTTAATGACACAATACATAATGATGGGGCTGGACATAGTGATATAAATGCACACGGTGACGGTGGAATTCAACACAATGATCACTATGATACTCATAACGATATAATTCATCTTGACGCACCTACAGTTATTGACCACAACGATCAAGCACATCAAGATTCTCCCGCTCAGGTCGGTCATATAGATTCCTCTCATGGGGATACGCATTCAGATGCTCCACCTATAAGCGTCCCGCACCAGGATCACACAGATGCCTCATCAGGCGCGCATCAAGACAATCCTCAGTATATTGGACCATGACTATAGAATATTTGCCTGTCGGCATCGCGTGCAATCTCGGTTGCACTTACTGTTACCAAGATCCTATGAGGGATGCTGGCAATATCAATGTGCCTCGTAATTGGGAACGTGTTAAGGAGCAGTTGCTTGCCTATGGGAGCAGCTTCTCTGTTTTTGGAGGCGAGCCGTTACTTGCATCTATTGAGCACCTAGAAGAGGTTTGGAAATTTGGATACGAACGTTTTGGTCAGAATGGAATACAGACAAATGGATCTCTTATTACTGATGCGCATATTGAGCTTTTCAAAAAGTATCAGGTCGGTGTTGGTATATCTATTGATGGCCCTGGAGTTCTCAACAGTGCTCGTAGCTGCGGTATTGATACTCCAGCTGCTACTGACAGAACCCTGTTCGCTATTAGAAGACTGTGCGACGCTGGGATACCTCCTTCCTTAATTATCACTATCCATCCGATCAATGCTGGTGGTGACAGACTGTTAGAGCTACTAGCATGGCTCGATAGCATGGAGAAGATCGGAATCCAATATATCAACTTTCATATCCTCGAGGTCGAGAAAGGCAAAGAGGATATGATGTTTACTGTGGAAGAAAATACAGACGTCTTTACTCGCCTCTATCTGTGGTCGAAGGCATCGAAGATGCGAGTTGAGCCGTTCTGTGACATCCGGTCTTTACTGACGGAGATACATCCACATGTCTCTTGTGTTTGGAACCATTGTGATCCTGCTACGACGGCCGCTGTCCAGGGTATCGGCCCTGATGGGACGCGCAGCAACTGTGGTAGGACTAACAAGGACGGTGTTAATTGGGTTAAAGGGGATACACCGGGTTTCGAGCGCTATCTCCTCTTGCGCCAGACGCCCCAAGAAGTTGGAGGTTGTAAAGGTTGCTCCTTCTTCATTTTTTGTAAAGGACAGTGTCCTGGAACTGCTATCGACGGAGACTGGCGAAACAGAACAAGAGACTGCAAGACGTGGTATGCACTCTTTGAACGAATTGAAATAGACGTCGTTCGAGACGGTCTTGTTCCAATTTCGTTAAATTGTTCTCTTAAGTCTGAAATAGAAGACGACCTTGTAAGACAGTGGTCAGGCGAAAACGCTCATCATGCAGACGTTCCGCATGGTGACGTTCCTCATGGAGACGATCACGGAGACTCTCCTCACGGAGATGGACACTACGATACGAATCCAAAGCCGAGACAAGGTATTCCAGGAGTATGGCTAGATGAACCGCCTAAACTTTTCTCTTCCTGAGTTCACTCGTATTATTTGGTCTTCTACAAAAGCACGAGCTACTTGGAAGCCAAGGATCGACGCAATCAATAATGTCTGGCCTGAGATAGAGCGCGCCACAGTTTCTACGCAGATGCGACCTGGAGGCTTACAGTCGATTGCTCCTGAGAACTTACTGACGTTCCAAGCGAATTGCTTCAACGCGCACATGCAATACGCTATCGTCGGTCGAGAGGGCACGAGCCCAGTTTACGGTAACGCTTCACAGCCTGTCCAAGACGACAAGCCGTGGCACTACCGAGTCTACTTTGGCACAGATCCAAAGACGTTTCTACAAGAGTGGGCAGAGGGAAACCAGCTACGGATCGGAGACTTCCTCGGGTATCCTCGTTGCTGTTCGGAGTTCTTTCAGTCATGTTGGGTTAATGATGGCTGGAGAGATCTGACGTATCCGATGATGAGAAACAGCCAGAACAATGGACCATACACCTGTAATATCTTACTTAGACATATTGGTGTTCGTCCTGTGTTTCATCTCCCTTGCAGCTTTAATTGCGATTCTACTGGACATATTGGAGAGGAAATAATCGAGTGCGCGTGCCAGATGGGTTTCGACATCGAAATGAGTTGGCTGAAGAACATTCTCAGTTGGCCTATTCGATGGTCGTCCATGCATGGAGTTGCTATAATAACTACGCCGGTTGTAAAGATCATCACGTCTTCCGATGCACTAGAGGGCCGTGTAGACTTGGACAGACCGGGTAACAGCTACCCGGAGGAAGGAGCTTCAGGAAACGAGTTCCCTTTCTCCCAGGTTCCCATGTCACTATTAGAAGGAATTCGGGATACGTGGACTGACAACGGCTTCGGGTCCTTTTCAGCTATGCGAAAGGCGCACGGCTTGGTGCTGAGGACGATTTCGACGATCTACTTGGATAGTGGTAGGATTATCGATCTCGGTTGTGGCAACGGTATCCTACTTGAACGTATACATAAAGAGCATCCGCATCTGATTCCTTACGGAGTCGAATACGAGTCAGGAGCATATTCGAGAGCAAGAGAACGTATCGGAGAAGAGATTTGGTTTTACGACCTCTACGATACGGACAAATACTTGCAAGAGAACTTTCAGATTGCTATCATTTCTTTGAACCGTTTCAAGGAGATCGATGAAGAGAAGTCTGAGATATTTCTCAAGCATCTTCGTAATCATGTCAATTTCTTAGTGGTATACTCCTATGAAGACTGGAAGCCAGATTTGGACAATCTTCTTTCTCACCACTTTCATATGGTGGGTGTTGAAACAAATGAGGATTCTGAAGTAAGAATATTCAGACCGAGAAGCTAGCCGTTCACCCGATGAACACCTTGCGCGCCTATCAGCCGTCAGATCTTGCTGCTATCAGTAAGATTTGGGAAGACCATCACTCGTCCTTTTACGGTTTGCCAGATCGTAGGGCTGCTGTTATTGACGCCGTCGTCGAAAACGATGGCAAGATCATAGGCTACGGACAGGTCAGACTGTTTGCTGAAGCTATGCTCTTTCTTGATATGGACGCGCCTCTGCGGTCAAGGATACAGGCGTTACAACAGTTGATGCGTGAGGCTTTTCGTGGGACAGAACGTGCTGGTCTACGAGAGATTTACGCATTTATTCAAGACCCTGACTTCTCCTTATTAATGCAAAAGCATTTCCATTTTGTGGCAGCCGACAAACCCGGTGAGCTGCTCGTAAAGGAGCTATGATGGGTGGAAGCAAAACGAATAAGCAGAATCAGGCAAATCAGACCCAGAACAACGCCTATCAGACCCAGTTCGAGAACGAGCAGCAGCAACGGTCGAAAGAGGCGTATGACCGCTCTAACACAGCGTGGGGCGGAGCCAACGATACGTATCAAAACTTCGCAAAAGGCGGAGGCAAAGAGTTGCTCGACGGCATGGGTAACTACCAAGCCGGTGGCGACGGCGGAGCGGCTGGCGATCCGCGCTTCGGTGAAGTCGAAGGTTCGTATCGGAACTTCATGAACACTGGTGGCGTGGATACAGGCAGGTTCAATCAGTTCCAAGGGAACCTCCTCGACATTGGAGCCACAGGTGGATGGGATCAGGCTGCGCGTGACAACGTCAACAGATCGATAGCTGGCTACCAGAATTTCGCGGACACTGGAGGAGTCAGTGCCGAAGATCAAAACCGAATGCGCGGCATGGGTATTTACGACGAGTGGTCAAAAACCGGCGGCGTATCAGATGCTGATAAAGCTAATATCCGTGCTCGAGGCAACTCGGTTATCCCCGCATTCTACAATCGAGTACGAGAAGAAAGCAACAGGCTCGGTCGTGTGCAGGGTGGTGGAGGACCTGGACAAGCAGCACTGATGTCCCGACTCGCCCGCGATCAATCGAGAGGCGCACAGAGCGCTGCGCTCCAGACTGAGGGCGGACTAGCTGATACGATCCGTTTAGGCCAGAAGTGGGGCACTGAGGGGATGGAACGGTCTGAGGCTGGGCTGCAAGAATTGCTCTCCAAGAATAAGCTCGCTGGCATGGGCGGCGTAGCAGACGCTACAGGTTTGATGGCAAACTCGATTGCTCAGAATCGGACTGCTGCGTCAGCTGCTGGAGGTGGCAATGAAATCGGAATGCAAGGACTCATTTCCGGAAACAAACTCCAGGGAACTCGGGGACTTGAGGGAATGGCTGAGTCATCAGCTGCACGAGGGGCAGCTTCTAGTAACGCTGCTGCTGCAGACGCGAGATGGAGAGCTTCATTCCTTGCAGATAATATGCTTGCCGGAGCAGGTGGGCTCCGTGGTCTCAGAACTGATGTCCCCGGAGAAGTTGCTCTCTACGATCAGAACCGCCTCAACAGCCGACAGATTTGGAACCAAGGGAATCAGATAAATCAGCAACCCCAAGGCGGAGGAACTGATTGGGGCCAAGTCGCTGGAGCCGGAGCTAACGCGGCTGCAACATACTTCGGTGGTCAGACAGGCAACACCGGAGTCAACGGTAGACCGAGAAACCCCTACGGCTACGACCAAGCCGAAGGCTATTACGGACCTGGTTAAGTCATGGGATTCTGGAAAAAGTTCGCCAAAATCGCCATACCTATCGGAGCAGGAGCAGCGACACTTTTCACCGGAGGTGCGGCTGCTCCACTCCTAGGCATGGCTCTCGGTGCGGGTTCCGGAGCGGCAATGGGCGCTCTAAACGGTCAGGGCTGGAAAGGCTCCCTGATCAACGCTGGTATCGGAGGTGCGCTCGGTGGAATCGGCGGTGGCGCACTCAAAGGCATGGGCGGACTTGGCAAGAATCTGACAAGTGCAGCCAAGTATGCTCCGTCTGCTGTCAAAGCTGCACAAGGACTTGCCGGTGGACCTGCACAACAGCAAGTCGCAGGCATGGCAGGTCCGTCACCAGTCCAAGTTGGTGGCGCACAGGGCTATCTCAATCCACTCGGTTTACAGGCACAGCGACGAACAGATTTAGCAGGAATGGGGACGAGACAATATGCCTAATGCTTTTGACATGCGTCGTTACGCAGGCATGTTCGGTGGTGGTCCTCAACAGGACCCGCTGATGTCTGCCTATCGAAAGATCAACTTCAACGCTCCACGGCAACAAGAGCCTGTCGCTCCTGAGCCACCTGCTGCACAGGAAGATCCTTTCATGTCTGCAATCAATCGGTTGCAGAGTGGGCAAGCAGCAGGTGCTTATCGGAAGCATCTGACAGACATGCCTGATCCAAAGGCTTATGCACCGAGTAAGTGGCGTCGCCTTGGAGCGGCTCTGACTGCTGGAGCAGCGTCATTCGGAAAGACTCCACAGAACGCTATGGAGCTAGGTTCTGAGGTCAGAGATGCTCCGCTCAAGAGCGCGCTTAACGAATGGCAGCTCAAAGGCGCGGGCCTGAAGGAACAGGCTGACATCGAGTCACAAGATGTCAAGGGCCAGATGGAGCAAATCAAGGCCATTCGTGAATACATGAAACAGCAGAACGACACCGAGATCGCAAAGGCTACTGCGGAATCGCAGATCCGTCTACGTGACGCTCAGATCGCCAACTTTGAATCTCAAGGTTGGACGCAAAGCGTGCGCCCCGATGGAAATCTCTGGATGGTCAAGCCCGGTCAGGAGCCTCAGAACATGGGGCCATCGATGGAAGGTCGCAAACAGGACTGGACAGAGAAGTATCAGGGCGGTCAACAGCAAGTTGCTGAGGGCAAACTCAAGGATGATCAGCGACGAACTGGCATCATGGGTCAGAACGCCAACACATATGCTGCGACGGCTGGCAGGCAAGGTGGCGTCGTAGACGCGCAAGAGAACTTCCAAGCTGAAGCGTTCGCGACACAGCAAGTTCTCCGTGAGAAGCCAGAATATAAAGGCTGGGTTAATCCAAACGGAACGATCAAGGGACCAAACGACTACTGGTTTGGCGGTAGTATGCCCAATCCAGCAAACGACAAGGGATACGCTGACTTCCTCGCAAGGGTAGAATCTGCGAAACAGCGTGTTCTCGGAACACGTCGACCAGGCGCGCCCGGTGCCGTCATGACACCTGGTGGAGCAGTAACACCACAGGGACCGATTCCCTTTAACTCGCTTCCTGACTAACCATGTATCCTCCACGACGCACAGAAACAACTCCCCGTCGCACGATACAGATTGACATGGACGGAGAGATCCTCGACATGGATTGGGATAAACCCACTCCTCCTACAAAAACAGATGTCCAGCAATGGATAAAGATGAAGAGGGATTATGTTAGACCTCCTGATCCGACGCCTACGCCTACACGTCAAGAACCTGCACCAACGTCGCTCTACGACAAGATCTCGTCGTTTGGTAGCGGGCTTGTCGACCCTCTCAGGGGAATGGCGCAGTCAGTTCTGGAGACAGGGAGGGAAGGCGCCAAAGACGTAATGGCAGGAAACTACCCGGCTGCGTTCGGTCGGGTAACTGCTCCTATCATGGATGCTTTCACCAAGACAGGTGGGATGGTCCTTGGTAGGATGTCAGGTCAACAACCGACACCAGAGGAAGCTATCACACAAGGCGCGGAGATGGCTGGTATCCCTGCGCCACAGATCAAAGAGGCATATGCCCAAGCAGACTATCCACGACTCGCGGGACAAGCCCTCGGAACACTCGGAACAATCTACGGAGCACACAAACTCGGAAAAGCTACCGATTTTACCAACACCTTCAAAGGAGCCGCCGAAGGGATGGGTTCCGATTTTTCTCCTGGTGCTCCTCCTGTTCCTAGTCCTGTCCGTCCTCCTGTGGGTCCTGTTCTTCCGAACATAAAGGAGCCACAACAGCAAGCGTTGCCTCTTGATACGCCTCCAGCACCCACGATGAGGTCACAGGTGATGCCAGAGGCTGAGCCTCAGCAGATGACGCTTGGTCTTGACTTAGCGAAGCAAGGACCTCCTGAGATCGCTAAGGCAGCTGCACAGACTGAACAAGCTGTGCGCCTGAAGGAATCGAAATGGAAGCGTGTCGGTCAAGACATAGGGACAGCTGTGTCGACGATCATAGAAAAGTCTGGTAAAACTGGACCTGCTCTATCCCGTATGTTGACGAAGACACGTCTTGATGCTGATGCGATGGCAGGCAAGTGGACTGTTGCTGCGAAAGAAGCGACGGCAGGTCTGTCTGCAGACCAGATACAGGACTACGTCATCGCGCGCGACACTGGAGTCATTCCGAACGACCCAGCTGTCATCCGTGCGCTTGAGCTACGCAAGGTGCTAGACGACGAAGTCGTCGGAACAATGAAAGGCTCAGGCGCAGGCTTCAGAACAGGAGAAGGCAAGACTGAGTTCCAGGAGAGAACAAACTACTGGCCTCACATCTATCCTCCAGAGTTCTTCAAGAATGCACAGTCTGCTATGGACGCTCTTATAGCAGATGGCATGACTGCGGAGGAGGCGCAAGTTGCTCTCAAGAATGCGTCACGATTCGGAGAACGTATCATTAGCCCTCTACATGAGAGGCAGTCGAATGCTCCGGGTTACAGAACAGACCTGCAAGCAGACTACCTGCATCTCAACGACATGGCAAAACGTGCCACAGAAGCCAAAGACTTTGGACCGATGGATATCGCAGACCCGAGCAGTCCGATCTCCCAGCTAGTGTCGGGCACGCACGATCCAGCACGTATCAGTGAGCTAGTCTCTCAGCATTTGGGACGAGACGTTCCAGCAGCTACGACGAGAGATTGGGGTGGTGTATCACGAGGCATCATGAAGGCTGAGACTATTATGCATCTTTCTCAATTTGCGATTTCCAACATGAGTCAGTTGGCGACAGTTCCGCTCCGGAGTAACATCGGTGCCTACGCGAAAGCTCTCAAGAGCACAATCGGAAACTTTAAGAAAACTGTCGGCGAGGCTGAGGGAACTGGAGCGCTTCAGACGATTCATCAAGACATCCTCAGGGAAGTCGGTGGTGAGTCGAATGTATCGAAAGTTTTTGGGATGAAGAAGTCGGAGACGTTCAACAGAACTGTCGCAGCTGCGGCTGGAAAGGGCACGGCAGAAGCGCTCTTCAAACAACTCAAAAAGAATCCCAACGATGCAAAAGCGCGCGCACGTTTGGACAATCTATTGCTCGAAGACGTCAATGCTGTACTACAGCAAGAAGCTCTGACACCAGAGCAAACAGCTAGAGCCGGTGGTCGAATGGCTGAGATTACACAAGGGCGCGCTCAGTCTGTGGACTTGCCACCCATGTGGTCGAAGCATCCTGCTATGGATCTCATTATGTTGTATAAAAAGTATGCGTTCCGACAGTCGAAGATCATCAAGGACGCTATCATGGAGAATCCTACGAGGAACATTCCTCTAGCGATTGCTCTCTACACCGCGATGGGAGAAGTCGTTGGTGACGCAAAGGCAGGGATCAAAGGTCTTGTTTCTGGACAGGGTCCTGGAGAAGCTATCGGAGCGCGCGGTGAGAATCTCAATAGAGTGGTAGCCAATCTCGGTCAAGCATGGGCGCTTGGTCTTGTAGCTGACGCCATAGGTGCAGCGACAAGTGGCGAGGAGATGTCAGCGTTGCAGTTCCTAGGTGGACCTGTGATCGGTGACATTACTGAGACACTTGCTGGGGCTGGACAAGCTGTGCGTGGCAATCCGAATCCTTTGCTCAAAAAAGGAGCCAAGTCAGTTCCCATTATAGGATCTGGCTTGGCTCAGCGATTCGGTCAGAAGACAAATAAACGACGGGCGATGCCTACGTTACCGGCTCCTCCGAGGTTGCCGACAATTCCACGTCCTTGATCGCGTCCTCGAACCACAGTTGCGCAGTCTCGACGTGCGTGATCGCTATCGAAAGACCACGCCCGTCGACCTCACCATTCGTGTTGCGCGTCTTGTGCAGCAGGGTGATGAGGGTTTCAAATCTTACGCTGATGCTGTTTATGTCTTCGTTCATGACTTTTTGTCCCTTCGCTTCCACTCTTCTAACTGTTTCAGATACCCAGGTGTCAGCTTATAGTATATGTTACCTCCTCTTGTTTGTGCTGTTACTGCATTTGCTTCTGTTAGTGTTTCAATTACTCGATTCAAGACGAACGAATCGACGTCTCCGAAAAGTTTCTGAAGCACCTTCTGTCTTGTCAGTTCATGATCGGGTGCCTTGATCAAAACCTGCAAGACCATAGCCTGATGTTCGGCTACCTCTGACTTCCCGCCTGCACCTTGTAGAATCTTCTCAACATGCGTGATTAGATTTGTGCAAGCAGCAATAGCAACGTCCATGTCTACTGCCTGTAACTCGAGCGTTGCATCGCGCGCAAGCGCGCAACACATCGCGACCTTTTCTACGTGGTTGTGAATACGCTGGACAGTTCCGGTCTTATCCTGCGTATCTCGTGCTCGTAAGTCGTAATACCAATCACTGTAGACAACTTTAGCTCCTTTTGAGTAAGAGAATTGTCCTTTGATTTTGGAGATCTCAACCAAATGCTCAGCAGCATTGAGCGGATCAAAAAGTTTCTCTGGCTTCTCAGTAAGCGGATTAACGAATCCACGAGTATCCTCGTAGACCATCAACGTCCTACCTAAGAAGCCTCCTTCGATATCCTTAGCATGAACGACCTCTCTGAAATGCGCGGGACTTGATGCGCCGAGCATCGTGAGACAGACGTTTTTTAGCGTATCAATTCCCGTGCCTTTCATTGTGTTCTTCCATGTTGCATTGTAGTGTGTATCATACAACTCTGTCAACACGGATAGACTGTGTGGATCTTGAATCACAAAATTGACGAACTCGCCAGATACTAGAAATCCTCTGGAATCTGGAATTGCTGGATGTCCATTTCTTGTTGTGATCGTTCCCAGTTCTTTTAGAACTGCTTGAATCGAGTTTCTCCCAGAGATCACTCGTGTAGTATCAACAATGGTGACTAGTTCCTTAGCCAACCACACAGGCCAACCCTTGCCAAGACCAGACTTACCAAGCAACATCACAAACAAGTTGGGACTGAGCTTGTAGTAGTATTTGTCTAAGTAGGTGTTACTACCTGCGACAGCCGCTATTGCTGATACTGCGCTCCACCAGATCCATTGCTTCGGTGACTCCACCTCGGCGGAAGCTGTCATGATATCGTCGAGCCAGCTCACTGTTACCTCATAGTTATGCCGCCCTCTTGATTGTGTAATCTTCTAGGTCCTTGTAATTGGGTCCGACCTTTGCTTCAGCCGGGATAACAATACTTCCTCGTGGGAGTGTGCAATTTGAGAAGTCAATGGGACGCTCGAAAGCTGGGATAGCGATAGACAGATACTCGTCGACCTCTGTCTCCCGCACTAGTGCAACTAGTGCATCGTGCGCCTCTACGCAGATGCCTGTTGTAACTTTGTAATCGTCACCCCAAATCCGAACATCACCCGCAGTTGTGTCACGGATTTCCAACAGGGCACGTTTAGTGTTATCTGTAATCGTCGACTGAGGAATCTGAGAGAAAGCCTCCTTTTCGAGTTCGTGGTCAAGACGTCCAAAGAACTGTCTTCGTCGTCCGAAAGGATTAATGAGAACACGCTCATTGTCTCGTATGGCTTGCAAGACTTCAAGATGGAAAACCTGACGTATCTTCGGAGAAAATGCGTGGAACGCGTCCAGTATTTGGCCTGCGCGCCACTCGGAAATCTGGATGTCAATGTGAAACTTCTTGGCGTCCGTATTGACGATCTGCATGAGGCGTTTCTTGCCCATTCCGTAATTTCCTGCATGACGTGTCGTCTTTCCCACAAACCGTAGCTCTTTGGTCACCCTGTCAACCGAGACATTGAAAATCATTGAAGCTGTCAGCTTGTGAACATCGGTCGTGTTGAACAGTTCCAATAGTTCGTAATCTGTCCCCAACAACGCAACGCAACGGGCCTCGGCCTGCGACGAGTCGATCTCAACAAATACGTAGCCATCATCTGCGACGAACTGACTTCTTAAATCTGCACCCGTATCTCCATGCTTTGTCATCGTTTGAAAAGCAAGGCCGACCTTACTAGGTCTTATGGGTGCTTTAAGGATCGAAGTTGACGTTCGACCCGTTTCCGCTCCGACAATTCTATACTGGGTTCGCATCCGACCATCGTAGTCGGGCTTGGCCTCGAGATAAGTTCCGATCGTTTTCCTTATTCTTCTCGTAAGGAGAATATCAGTGAGTATTTGTTTCTGATCTTCTGTCTTGCAGTGGTTCCCTTGTAGCGCAACCAGTGTATCCTCAGACGAGTCTTTCCGAACCGGAAGACCCATGTCGTGGTATAGCAGGTGATTGACTTGTTTGGGGCTGTTCGTGTTGATCGGATGACCAACGGCATCATTTAGCCTCGTCTGGCATTCTTCGAGTTGCGCGCGATACTTCTTACGGAGCGACTTGTTAATCGTAGTATCAACACGCATCCCAACAGACTCCATATCTCGATAGGCAATATGGAAGCGATTGACAAAATTGTAGTAGAAATCTCTGAGACCATAGACGTCAAGTTCTTTGTCCTCTTCTTCCCAGACCTCATAGGTGATAGCAGAGTCCTTCGCGTTGTAAAGGTATAGTCTATCGTAGCTGTCTTTCTTCGGATTGAACTCACGGCCTTCTACCTTGTAGTATGGTTCCTCTGTCCAAATAGATGCAAGGAACCCGAGGTTCATGGGAAACTCTGGGTAGAGAGTGTGAGCCATCAACATCGTGTCTGCATAGACGTTTGCAGGACGGAAGTTGCATGGCGATCTTAGCTTCTGATCGTCGAACTTGAAGTTCTGGCCGACTAATTTGTATTCAGGATTGTTGAGAATCTTCCCAACCATTTCCCACATCTGGACTAGCTCATGGTAAGGTATCCAGATTGGACTCGTATGGTCAACGAGGTTAATGAGTGGAATCGAGATCGCGTGGAAGCGTGTGAATGCGAACGAGATGCATGAAGGAATGCACTTAGCTGTCTCGATGTCAGAGGCAACAATACGTTTGTCTGCATACATCCGAAAGAAGCGAAAGACGTCAAGAGAATTCCTTGCTACATTCAGTGTCCTTGCAGGCACGCGGTATTCAGGGAACTCCGACTGTCGTGCAGCTTTCTTGAAGTCTAGCACGACGTAAGCGCGCGCTGAGTAATCAGCTACTTCACCACCTTGCTGTCTTAGTAGATGAGCAGGATGATAAGTAACAGCAACTTTGTGCTTATGGTTCGAGGATCTAAGAACGGAGCCACGGTATTGTTTAACTCCTGTTTTGTCAGTTAACGCCTGCAACGCAGTGTTGCCGAGTGCAAGTATGCAGTTCGGCTTCAAGACGTCCATCTCGTCCAGCAAGTCAGAAGTTGACTGAGCGAGAGACACGTCTATTTCGTTGAGCCGCTTGAGATCGTTGTCTGGAGGACGAAACTTAACTACGTTCGTCAAGTAACAGTCGTTCCGGTTGATGCCAGCTTCGCGTAACAGGGAGTCGAGCATCTCTCCAGACGCGCCAACGAAGGGGCGCCCAGCTATGTCCTCATCATAGCCGGGTGCCTCTCCCACGATAGCGAGCTTCGCTCCGATTGGTCCGATGCCTGGGACTTCTTTAGGTTTGTCCATCGTTCAACGGTGTGTTGAGAATTTCGACTTCTTTTGAGTTCCCTTTGCGCCTGTCGCGACGCATCGAGATCCAGAGAATCATCAGAACGCAGAGATCCTTTTCGGTATCCTCGACGCTCTCGTTCTTCGCTTGCTTGCCACTGTTCTCGAGGTTCGCCAATCGGTATAGCTTCTCGCCCATCCGACCAACGAAACCTGAGTCGGCAGAATCGTCGAACAGCTTCGACATCATGCCAGCAAACTTGTAGTTCCCGTAGGGATCGTCGTCCGATGCGTAGTCGAATGACTTGATGTTGTGCAGTTGTCCTGCTTCCTTCAACAAGTCGTAAAAGGTCTTGGAACCGTATCTATCACCCATTAACTTCCTCTTCTTCTTTTTCATCGTTCGACCACATCACCAGATTCCGAATGTATACGAAACTAAGGACCGCACTAAGTGGAAGTAAGCCCCACAACTGAGAGTGTAACATCAGGCTGAACCAAAAGACCTGATTGATGATGCCGACTGTCCAAGCATGTGGTGACTTGTTACCTGCCAGCCACATGCTCGTCACAGTCAGACAGGAGATGAACCACGGTAGAATCTGCCAGAACATCAGATATGACCCCAAGACTTTCTTCTGCCCTTATCCCAGCAGTCTCGAATGTTTTGTCGTCTCGTGCCTTCCCACAGATGTTCAGGTTCGACACAATTCTTTGTATCACAATGGTGACAACAATCGTGTTTGGGTTTAATAGGCCGTCCAAGTTTTTGTTCTAACACAACTCGTGTCAGGCGCACAGTTTTACCGTTGCGCGTTACTAATGGATAGCCATTGTTTAGACTTTTCCAAACAAGTTTACAAGGCTTTGTAAGAATCATTATTCCTCTCTTATGCCGAGTCTTTTGCATCCTTTCGAGTAGCTATCCTGATCTCGATCAATACCAATGAAGGGACGTTTCATCTCCTTTGCTGCATTGGGGACAACGAATGATCCTGCGAATGGATCAATAATAGCATTACCCTCGAAAGAACACTCCTCAAGGAGCTTCTTTACAAGAGCAATAGGCTTTTCATTTGGGTGGATTAGTTTGACAGGAGGAACTGCGTCAAAATCGAAGAACGAGGTATCCTGCACCGACCCTTTTAGTACAGGATTTCCTTTAACAGCAAGAAGAATAAACTCGAAATCACGCCCGTGTTCCCAAGCAGTAACACCTCGACGGGACAGCGATTTGAGTTTTCTCCAGAAGAGTGGAGTTTTTGCAACGCGGAATCCAATCTTTTCCAACTCTCCAGATACTTTTCTGACTTCGCTGGGGTGATCAGGGTCCGGCTCCGTGCGCCCAGCGTAATAGTGGTAGTCGTCCATCCCGGCGAACATGTAGAGGAATGAATCGTAACGCATGACCCGATACAGCTCCCTAAAAACGGGCAGGGTCCTCTCATCGAGTCGCAGACTGTCATCAAAGAATCTAAGCCACGGTGGGTCTGTAATACAAACATGGAAAGTCTCATTAGGGAAATGCTTGAGAGCAACTGCGCTGTCTGCACAGAACAGTTGATTCATCTTGAGACCGTTGAAATCCGACGCGCCTGCCAGTTCCTCATCGTCCATCCGTTTTACGGTGATGTTGACGAGGCGTAGTGCTGTGCGCTTGTCTTTGACTTTCGACAGCGACGGGTCCTGTTTAACAGCGCGCGCAAGCTGTAGGTCTTGTGACGTCTTTCCAACGGCTTGCTGTAGCAGTGCGGCTGTGTCCTTGACAGACCAGCCAGTCTTGACGCGTCCGCCGCCTTGTTCTGGTGGCTTGCCGTGTAGCTTCTGTTGGAGGAGGTGCATTCGCTCGGTGAGTTGAACGGACTCGAACCAAGGCAAGTCAAATCTCTTGAGGTTCTCGTGGAGAACGATCTCCTCTTGTTCGTCGTCTGTCAGTCCTTCGTAGACTAAACACTCGACTTCTGTCCAGCCGAGGAGTAATGCTGCTCGTAGACGTTTACGACCCGTGATCAAGGCATACTGGCCGTTCACTCGGTGAACTGCTACGGGATGCAGTTGTCCTTGGTCGTTGAACGACTGAGCAATGCTCTGGATCTCGGCATCATCTAGGATCTCTGGTTGCTTGCGCGTGATATCAGTGATCGGAAGTCGCATTTTGTTCTCCGAAAAAGTAGCTCAGGGCGTCGTTCCGGGGGTAGAGGGGTCGAGTCTCTATTGTAAGAACTAGCCCTGAGCCACACCCTAGATGCTCGAGTCGTCGTCCTCGTCTACGTCGTCATCGTCATCGTCGTCGTCTGAATCGTCGTCATCGTCATCGTCCTCGTCTTCGAGATCGGTGTCGTCCTCTTCCTCTTGCAGCTCGGGAACCTGCTCTTCCAGTTCCTTCTGTTCTTCTTCGGTCGTGGGCTTCTTGATGTCGTCAGTCATTTTGACTCCTGAAAAGTGTCTGCGTAGGAATGCAACGAACGATTGGTCAGGGGGATGGTAAGTCCCCCCGACCATGAAACTACCCGATTGGACGAAAGTCGGCGACTTCGTTCTGAAGCCGACCCTCGTATTCACGGTTCTTCACGTAGATCATCAGCTTCTTGCCGACGGGATAGTTCGGATCGATCTCCGCGCCGTCGGGCGTGATCTTCTGGCCGCACGCTTCGACGAACGGAACGGCGAAGCCCATCGCCTTCTCGTTGAACAGCCGGTAGACGATGACCCCCTGGAGTTCCTTCCCGTCCTTGTTCTTGCCTTGAAGGATCTCGATCTTGTAATTCCAGTTGGTCGAGCCGTCGCCCTTGGAAGGCTTGACTTCAACCGACTTGACGACAGCCGGATACCAGTTGGGGTCCATGACGACTCCACGCTTGAGGTCGTCCGCAGTGATACGCATCTTCTGGCTTGGATTCACAGGCATTGTTTTTTCTCCGATACACAGTTACAGTTGGTGGTCAGTTAGTCAGGTCAGGAATGTTCCATCGTCCTCCTATCCGAAAGAGTTATCGGGAAGGGTCTGCTCGGTGTAAAGACCGAGGTGCCCCATGATGATCGGATACAGCAGGCCAAAGCGCTCGGCTTCTGTCGTTGCGTCCTTGCGCGCCGTAAAATCGATCTCGCTTGGAATCGGCAACGCTGTCTTGGCCCAATCTGTTCCGACGTTCCGAGTGATGACTCGATACATAGGCAATCCGGTATCGCCTAGACCGACGTCAAAATGGTATGCCTCGTCGAAGTATGCAGGGATTTCAGCGACTGTCTTCTTCGCACCTGCATTCACGAGTGTTCTCGAAAAGGAAATGTTACCCTCGCGTGTCTTGTTTGACACTTCGATGACGTGAGCTGTCATGATGATGTGACACTTGCTTCCGCCTGAGATCACTCGGAGCGCGTCGAGGACTTGATTGATCCCGTTGGCTTCGCCTGAGTAGTCTTCGATCTGTGTAAGCGCGACGCCGCCTCTCTTCAGCTTTTGCTTCCCGGCTTCGCCTCTGGCAATAAGCATGAGCGAAATAAGCATACGTGACAGCGCAGTGAGCGAGTCCATACAGAGCATGGCGTATGGATTGTAGGAGATGAGCGAGTCGAGTTTGTTGCACAGGTCCGCCCATGCGCTCTCTCCTGAATACGTGTCGAACTTGATGCACTTACGATACCCTGCCATGTCAGGATGACCGAAGTGTAACACCAACGGACGAATACGTTGGTCGAGATCGAAGAAGTAAACGTCGTTCTTACCTTCTGAGTAAGACGCCGCCGCGATCGTCTTGCCTGTTCCTGGATCGCCCTTGAACAGAGCTACTTGCTTATCGCCCATACTCAGGCTGTCGAGTGTATCTGTCATGGTAGCACCGTTGGAATCGTTGGCATCGGGAAGTCGAACTCCTTCTTCTTACGTGGCTTCCGAGCGTAACACGTCTTGCAGTGTGGCTTTGCAAGGAGACCATTCGTATCACGATAGACGATCATGATCTTACCGCAGACCCAGCAGATTGATTGTCTACCAACGACCCTGTCCTCTGGCAAGTAATGAGTGCAGTCAGGGAACATGCACGCATAGACGACGTACCCATTCCTACCGAGTTTCGTCCTCTTGTATTTATGAACGTGCTTTTGTGAGGCCATTGTTAGTCTCCGAGCAATTTGGAATAGTCTCTCGTGTGCGGACTCCACGGCTCCACAACACGATACTTAGTCTGCATCGTAAACTCTCGAGCTTCAGGGATACGTGTACAAATCTGCTGGAAGATACAGCCAGCATACTTGTCACATGATGTGTAGTTCGGCGGCCAGACATCGTTCTCGGCATAGAAGGCGTAGACCTTCAGCCAATACGTCGCCCAGTATTGCCACTCGTCAATGCGTCCTTGCGGATAGCTCATGACGATACGTTGGAAGCGCTCGCTTTCGGAGACAGTTTTCTGGAAACCGATCCGATTAACAATCATTCGTGGACTATCTAACGACCAACAGTAGCCCATGAACTGATTGCTGAGATCCGAAGGTGTTTCACGTCGGCTCGCTGTTTTGTGATCGACAACGATCCGTCCCATTGGACCATCTGCTACGAGGTCAACGATTCCCTCATACAGAATGATCAGTTGATCGTCCTCATAGAGCTTACGAGTAAACGACTGCTCGACTTCGAGTGTGATCCATCCGTCGCCTGCGAAATGAAAAGCGTATGCACGGAACTGCTTGATACACTCGTTCCGATACTCCGGCTCCAAGTCCATGTCAAAGGATGCGAGCCGACCAATCTCAGTGCATGTGTCAACCAAGTCTTTCATTGGAAGACCTATGAACTGAGCATAGGGATGTGGCATCTTGTTGCCGTCGACGGTCATGAACAGGTGATGCTCCTTTGGATTCGTGATCCGTCCGTAGTAATACGGGTGGAGCATCCGATGCATGAGATCACCTTTCTCAAGCGCCTCTGCTTTCTTGTGCGGCCTTAGATTGAGCTTGAACTCCAGATTGGTCTTACGACCGCAGGCCATTACGGTGTTGAGTATCTGGGAGTCTGCGACGATTACTTTTTTAGACATGTAGGTTTAACAACCTCGTCCAGTGCTCCATAGTAATGATATGAACTCCTACTTTCTGTGCGTAGTCGGAGGACTCCTTGTTGAAGTGTTCTACCTTAAGCTCGCTTGGAGCGTAGCCCAGAGACGGGACTGAGAGTGCCCACTGTATGAACTTGACGGCTTCGTCTGACGTCTTGAACTCACAGTATCCCATCTCTGGGGTGTCAGCTGACGGATGATAGCACACAGCTACGCCTTCAGGAGTTAGCTCAACTCCTTGGAAGACGCCGAGCCGTTTGTGCCTCACCTGAAAACTCATCGGTCTAACTCTTTACGATGTCGCTCCATACCATTCATGATGGAACAGCAAACGTGTCTATCGTCTCCACCTATTTCTAGCCACAGATCATATCCATGACCTATGGCTTCGTCCTCATGACACGACTCGCAACAAGCTGGAAAGTGTATTTCTGGAAACTCTTTCCTAACTTCGTCACATTCCATCATGCCTTCTCGACGATGATGTTATGAACTCCGAGCGTCAGCTTCCAACCGTTAAGCACGACACTGACTGTTTCCTGAGGATTGACGACGACTTTCTTGTGTCGCTTGACAGCCTTCGCGACGATCTTCTCGGCTTTCGTCTTGCGCTTGGCGACCTGTTTGCCTCGATGCATCTTCTTGATCATCTTGAGAACTTTGCCCTTGTTCTCTGGCTTCTGCATCCAATGAACGCCAGTATGCGCCATTACTTGACTCTCCTGAGTTCTTTCACCGAGTAAAAGGAAGGCTGCTCCTTGATGTTAAAGGACTCAGCTAATATCGTGGAGATAACCCACGACTTCGTCACTCCGTAGATCCGTGCGAGCCTCGTCAGCTCAACATCAATGCTGTGAAGAACGCACGGACTCAACGGCTGTCTACCGCCCTTTGCTGGCGGCTGTCTTTTGACCTTCTTGGTCATGCACGTCACTCTCCAGATACTGTTCTTTTGTGAGGTTGATGCCGTCTGGAATCAGCATCGTCACTGACACTATGTGATCTGTCGGTGTCACATACGAGTCACTTCCAACTTTACGCCAGTCTCTTGCTTGCGCGTGTGTTGACAGATAATCGACGGCGTTCTGGTAGAACTGGAACGCCGCTATCTTGGCTACCTGTCTCTGCTTATCTCGAATAATCACTAGCCCAATCGGACTCTGCAATCCCATTTTCTCTACTCCATTGCTCAAGGCGCTTCTTCAGCTCTCTTATTTCGTCACCGTACTCGTAAGAGATGAAGCCTGAGTTGTAGTAGAACTTGAGGAGTGCTACAACTTCAGACTTTTGCAAAGCGCACGTAGGTATCGTCGTTTGCGGGGATACTGTCGTGCTTTCGCTGGTAGTCGGCCATTGCTTTCGTGAGGATTTCACGACTTTTCGCGTTTTCTCTGGCATTGGTCCCTATGATGCAGTTGATATCGAACTGGATTGCTTCGATGCGCGCGCGATAACACTCTCGAGCTTGATTGTTAGTCATCTAATTATACCCGCAGTTTTGGCAGACTACTTCGTCCCACTGTCTTTCACAGTTGGGACAGATGTGAGCTTTTCGCTTCTGTGCCACGGCAGGCGTATCAGTACGACTCTTGAGGTGAATCTCTCCCCAGACTCGGTAGAACGTCTCCGGTGTAGCTCCAAGAGCGCGTTGAATATCTCCTTCGTTAAAACGCTCGCTTCGTCGTAGGTATTGCTCAAGCCACCACGACCTTAGCTTTACTTTAGCTCGATGTATGTGATTGCAACATACTTCGGCTCGGATACCCATTCCGTAGTCTGGCCCACGACCATACAACGACACTGGATAGATCGGCGTCCTGTTGCTTGGGTGCGCGATGCATTCCTCACAACAGGACGACGTTACACCGAGGTCACTGCACTTTAACACGAGGGACACGAGGCTCCACCTTTGGATACAATCCAACACCGACGACAGTATCGCAGGTGTCGCAAGTATACTCACGAGCCTGCGAGTGATTCTGAGGACTATGAAACATTTCCTCAGAACCTTTCATCGCCTTGTCGCACTTATTGCACCAGACTTCGACTTCGATTTCCATCTAGTTCCTCTTCGAGTCTCTTTTTGAGTCGCTCGACGATTCTCGCCTTACGTTGCGTAAGGATTTCCAACAGGATCTCGACGTCAATGAGATCCTGTATGGATTGTTGTATCAGCGCCTCGTCACTGTTGAACGCTTCGCTGATCGTCTTCTTGTCGTTTTGGTTCATCTTGTTCTGCCGTAGCCCTCAAATTTTCCTACACCATAGCCGTCCACGACGAGTGACGCGCCCTCTGCTGTTGAGACGTGCAGATCGTCGGGGAAATTCGTCTTGAACTCCGATTTGTCTCCGCAGTAACCGTTGCCTTCCATGATCCCGTCAGGCGCGAAGTATTCTCTCCAATACTTTCCACGCTTTTGATCTGTTCCGAGCCAGTTCAGGGACGTTCCGTAGTCTCCGATGTTCTGGACGATGTTGCCCTTGAATACAAACCCGGGTGTGTCAGGATTCTTACCCGGTGCGTTCCCTTGGATGTAGACAGGACCGTCAGTTTGAATCGTGTTGTTCTCCACGACGACGTTCTTTGGCCCGTTGCCGACCATCATGAACCAACCGTTTCCACCGAGAGTCTTTCTCGAGATCTGGAACCAGTTGTTACGAATCGTAATCCTCGTTGACGTTCCTGTTGGTCTGTCGTCTTGGTTCTGTCCATGTCCAAGAATGTTGAATCCGTTTGCGATGTTCTTCACGACGTTGTTCTCGAACACGTAGTCCTCTACGGTGTTCTCTGGATTCGTGCCGTATTGACTGGGCGTGATCACCAGTGAGTAAGGCTGTCCAGCAGGCCACATGTTCTGGATCAGATTGTCGTGGATGTGAATACGACGACCTGACTTGAACTCGATGTGATTCTTGATCGTGTATGACGATCCTTTCCACGCCATCGGCTTCTCGATGGTGCAACCTGCGATCTCGATGTCCGACGGAATGCACTTCGGCATAGATGGCGCATCACCACCGAACATGATGTTCTCGCCTGCGGCTGCCAGATAGCAATCGCTGATGAGGAAAGGTCCCTCACCGTTCCAGCCACCGACACACTGTGTGTCCTGGCCCGCACGGAAGATATCTGCGATATGACACCGCAGTATCTGGATGTTCTTTCCTTGTGCAGCGATGCCTCGTTTGGCACCATCTGTCGAATGCCCAACGATCACGCACTGATCGAATACGATTCTGTCGGGCTGTTGGCTTGGCTCGTTTTGCGTGCTGTCGTCCTTGCCAACTTCACAGATGTCATTGAGATTCTTGCCACCGATAACGACCTGAGCAATCTTCACATCAGTCGTCTGTGGCAGAATTTCCAATCCGTCTGGCAATTTCGCGCACTGCGCAGACGCGTCGAGAGTCATGCGACCTGAGTGCGTGATGCCTCGTGTTCTCAAATGGACAGACTTTCTGATTGTCAGTCGGCCTGCGAACGTCGCACCGGGAGCAAGCTCGACTATCGCTCCACTAGCAGCAGCATTCAATGCGTCCTGCACCTTCTGACCAGCCTCGACGTATACGACGTCGCCTGTTGGCGGTGGTATAGGTTCACCGTCGACCAGAGTGCGCGCCTCTTTATTCAGCGCAGTCAGGTCTTCAGCAAGTGTTTCGTAGTCCATGACGATTTGATCCCAGGTTCGTGGCATAGTCCGACCTCTCTTTTTGAAATACTTTCCTCTGGCTCGTGAAGACATAGGATTAAAAGTATTTTTCTACTGAGTGGAAAAGCCACGCCTCGAGACTTGCCTCGAATGCGTCGATTTCCCTGTCGTTCAAACGCTCACGGGATCTCAAAAGACCTGCGTAGCACTTCAGAATCCTGTCGTGCGTCAGGTCACGAAACTGTTCTCTATCGAGGCGACGGGTTATCATCCGAGCGTCTTGTAAGTGGCGCTCGAATGACTTCCTGTCTTTGGCTCCTATGACAACCGCCATTGCTGCATCCCTTTCGTGACAAGGATCTCAGCAAGCTCTTTCATGATGCCTTCCTCAGTGTAAGAGCTCTCGTTCTTCTCGCCTGTCATGGCCTCGGTGATGATGTGCTTCTTGCTGGCCTTGAGGTCAGCGAGATACTCATCGATGGTGCCGAGTGCAATCTGGTATACAGCATTGATGATGCCTGCTGTTGACCCGATGCGCTTGAATCGTGCTTCAGCTTGCTCCTCGTTAGCAGGATTCCACTGTTGCTCCATGATGATGCAGTCCGAACAGAACTGCAAGTTGAGTCCCTCGCCTGAGGCGAGAGTGCTGGCGATCATCACGCGCGCGTTTGGATCGTCCTTGAATTGCATGACAACTTCATGCCTTTGCTCGGGAGTCAAGTCGCTAGTAAGCGCAATGGGCATTGAGAGTCCCATCGCTTGACAGATGTTGCACAACAGAGTCTCAACAGCCGCATGGACGTCGTTGTGATGTCGGAAGATCACGATCTTACGATCACACTGTGTGAGGAAGTCCGTGACGTAGTCTACAACAGGCTCAACCTTTGCTTTGCCTGTCAGGTGACGCATGTGCGTCATGTATTCGAGAATACCGCCTGAGCCGAAAACTTTCATCGACCCTTTGCTGTATTCCGCAGCGAACTTTTCCATCAGCTCATTGTAGAGCTTCTCGACTTCGGGTCCAAGCTCGGCGTATCGATACGTCCTGTTGAGCTTTGGCAAATCAGGCATCACTTCGTCTTGCGTGCGCCTAATGATGAAGTCCTTTGTCTTCTCAGCGAAGTATTCAGGATCTTTCAGCCCACCAGCCTTGACGCCGTAGCCGTTCGACCACGTATTGACGTAATTGTGCTGGAACGCTTTGTGCGACGGAAACCTCTCGGGTTTCAGGATGTTGAGGATCGTGAAGTATTCGTCTGCGTTGTTCTTGATTGGCGTGCCTGAGAGACCAATTACATACGGCACGCTTTTCGTCAGCTTGCGCACCATTGCAGTGCGTAGCGCACCAGGATTCTTGATGTTCTGCGTCTCGTCGATGATAACGCAATCGAAACGATTCTTCATGAATTCTTCGTCGTCAATCCAAGCACAACGACGAAGCATGTCCATTGAAATGATAACGATGTTGAACCCGAACTCGGTCAGAGGCTTCTGATTCTTGTTCTCGATAACTTGATTCATACCAAGCTCGTGTCCAAGGAACCGATACGCCTCGTGTGACCACTGATACTTCAGTGTCGACTTTGTAATGACGAGCGACTTCATTTTCTTGTCGCGCATCTTCCAAAGGAATGCCAGAGCTTGCACTGTCTTACCAAGGCCCATCTCGTCGGCGATAAGACACCGACCATTAGCCTCGATTGCGAACGACGCTCCAGTCTTTTGGAACTCGTAAAGCTGTCTGCCATCGATTGACTTGAACTCCAACCATTCGTCGGCGTTCTCGTCAATGTGAATCAATGCGTCTGTGAGCGTTGTGTGCCCACAATCGAATTGGATAGACCAATAGTCACCGAATCTGTGTCTCTTAACTTCGGTGACTTTCTTGTTGCAGTAGTTACATTTGTAACCTAGCTGCGTCTGTCCCTTTTGTGTTACTACAGCCATAAGTCTAATGAATCCTCTCAGGTATCATCTTTATCGTCGGATACCCCGACGTAGTGTTAGGCCACTAAGAAAAGGACCGAAGTCCCTTTCCTCGGAGTCTAACCGTCGTTCCGAATCTCCTCGAGCGCGAACATGATCGCGGCTTCCATCGTGTCGAACTTGCGCGCGTTCTGGCTGTTGATCTTCGTCAGGATTGGATACACGCCGCGCACGTCGATCCTGTATCCTTTTGTCTTGATCTGCTCGTAAAGCTCGTCGAGCGTTTTCTGTCGGTCGCTGTTTTCCGTCATTTGCATTCGGTGCCCCCTAGAGCTAAAGTATACCACAGCCCGGCATCGGTGTCAATATGTAAGTCTTACACTGGGTGTGTAAAAATTACACGGTCGTAATGTCTAGCTGTTCACCTAGTGAACGGCTACCGTCGACGTATTCTATGTCGATTGCTCGATCTCTCGGGAAGATGTCAATATGTAACAGACCGAAAGGAATTGACACAATCGCTACTGAAGAATCGTCGTTACACCGAATTGACTTTACAGCTGTGATTGTAACATCTTCACCAACCGACGTCGTAATTCGAATGTCAGTTCTCACGTCTTGTCCTCGCTGGAACAGTATAAAGATTGTGTCGTTTTGTGAAACGCGCGCAACGCTCACATATTGGGTATAGACGATTCCCGGCAAGCGCTGATGGCTCCGGCTTGTCGGGATCGTATGTTAGAAGTTTACCGCAGTGGTAACAGCGTCCGAGCTTAGTCGATGACTTCAACAATCACCTGCGGACCGTTGACGTCGCCCGCGTTGCACTTCCACGAGTATTTGTAATACGGGTCACGAATGAGCGTCTCGTCTGCGAATTCGTCACCTGAATCACAGATAACTTTCGTCGGCTTGATCTCGGCTTGATCTCGGCTCGTCGCAAGCATTACTGACGTTGCACCGAGCGCGAATGATGCCATGAGAAGCGTTCCGACAGCGAGGAGATTGAAGTCTGTTTTCACAATACCACGACCTTGATCTGAAAGAATGAGAAGAAGATGATTGCTGCAATCCAGATATACCAGAATGACAGCAGGAACATGAGCGCGTCTTTGTAGTCTTCCATTATGCTACCTTGATCTTACCTAGTCGATACGCTTCTCGCATGATGAGCGCCATACGATGTGTGAGACCAGACGGTTTCATCTCGAGCGCGCCTGCGGCTTGAGTCAACGATACCTTACCTGTCAGCCAAGCAAGTGTTAACTCAATTTCTTCGTCTGAAAACTTCTGTTTTTGAGCATTCGGAATAGCGAGAGCTTTCTCTAACAGAGTCTGTGTTTTTGTCATTTTGTATACTTGGCGCGCTCAATACGCAGTTGATTCAATCTGTGCGCGTAGTTGATGTAATCGAGCATCTTGACTTCACCGAGCGTCTTGAGCGCTTCTTCGACTGTGTCGAACTCGGTGATGTCCACACGAACTGTCGAGCTATGTGGACCCGGTCCTTTTGCCTTGTGATCTCGAAACGTGATATCGTGCTTTAAGTTTCTCACTTTGACTTGACCTCACTTCGGCTCGTCGCTTGCCTTTTCCTCTGTGTCCGATGGCAGCCGCACTTGTTACACGTCCAGTGTGCCACTAACGGATCGGTGTCAGCGAATAACATTCGCTTGTAAGGCGCGCTCCAGACAGGGACGATATCCGTTCTCACGTATCGTCCTCCACAATTACACTTTGTCGTCATCCTTTCATACCTCGAATCATCTTTTCTGCATTCTCACGTGACATTCCGGTTCTCGTCAGCTTTTCTACGAGATTCTCGAATGCCTTATCTCCAGCGTCGCCGATTTGCTTTGGCTTTGCGATCCTTGGCGTCTTGACCGTTCCGTCTGAATTGGTCGAGGGGCGCGCAAGTGCTCTGTATTTCTTGTCCTGCGCTCTCAATTCTTCGCGCTGCTCGTTTGTTAGGGCGCGCGACCATTCTTCATCGATGTCCATCGTCGCTTGCAGTTGAGTATTGAGAACCTTGACCATATCTTCAAGGTCTGCAATGTGCTCTTTGATCTGCTGATGCGACATTCCACTTACGAGGAGAGTGTTGAACTTGTCGATGTATGAACGCTTTAGACGTTCGTTGATCGGCTCTGTGCTCGGCTGAACTTCGACGTTATCTGACTTCGGCTCGTCGTTCACTTTCGGAGAACTTGTCTCCTTAACATAACAGTCCATACAGAGCCACATGTTATTAATGAGCGCCAATTCTCCGCCGTTCGGACACGCTTCACACACTGTCGGTTTCTCGTTTGCCATTTTAGCTCTTTTCTGCCGCTACATTCTGAGCGACTTGACTTCGGCTCGTCGTATTCCAAAACTTTTCTGTCTCGTGCAACAAATTGTCGAGGATCATTGTAAATCTTGCGTCGTGGCTCGTGCTATAGAATTTCAGCATCTCGAGCGCGTGAGCGTATTCATGAATTACTAGACCGACACGCAATCTTCCATTCGGCTCGGAGTGAATCGTCGGATTGTATGGAGTCTCAGGGAGGCTGATATAGCCTCGACCATTCTTGACTCCACCCCATCCTCGTGCTGTATGTTTTCCGGCTCTCGGGGCGCGCAATCTAACGAGTGGCATTTGTTGACCGGGAAAATATTTCTCGTGCATTACAGCAATCAAGAAATATGCTGTCTCAGGTTCACAGCTTGTCTGATGTGCCAATCGTAGACGATTGGGATTTATTGACTGGCGTGCTACACAGTCATACTCACCCGGAATAAGATTTGTCATTGTCGTAAACTTTGTAATAGTCGTAAACTTCTCGCGGGTATTTCACGTATATTTCACGTATATTTCACGGCTTTGTCGCGGGTATTTCACGGATATTATTAGTGTGTATTTTTTACACTATTCGCCGCTAACTGCTTGCGCTGTAAGGGTTTGCGGTAACACAAGAGCATTATACCATACCCCTATGCCGATGTCAAGCCCATAGGTTGGATCGACGATCCAAAAGTTTGGCGTCGAAATCCAATTTTTTGTCTTTTTTTATATTTTGTATGTATTTATAGGGTAGTAGACTCTACAGTATACTTTTCACCGATAAGTGCTTTAGAATCAGTAACTTACGGGAAATGCCCGTCGGAAAAAATACCCGTGAAGTATGTGTGAAGTATCCGTGAAGTACCCGTGAAATACCCGTGAAGTATCCGTGAAGTTCCGTGGTAGGTTTACGACGGAGTGCTGTTTACGTCGTAAACCCTATCGGCCCTAGAAACGGCGATCGGCGTTTCCGGGCACCTTACTATTGCTTCGGAACGATCGTTGATCGTAGGGCATTCTAGCGCGTTCTAGGGGCATTCTAGGCTGTAGGTTCAGCCTGCATCTCGAGCGCCCCGCAGCCCAGACCGACAAATAGCCTGCATCGTCTCCAATGCAGGCTATCTGTCGCTTGTGTGTCGTAAAAATACGGGGCATTTCTGCCCCGTATCGGTCTAGGCCATTGCCTCGATCTTCTTGAGCGCTTCGGCCTCGCTGATGTTGAACGCTTTTGCGAGTTGCTTCGCTGCGGCCAATTTCGCCTTGTCCGGTCCCTCGACCAGAACTGCAAGACGCTGAGACTCCTTGGACTTCGCGCCGAGGTCGTTTCCGTAGAAAAAGTCCTTTACCGCGCAAGGACCGTCAAAGTCGGAAATGTCGTTTCCGTCCTTGTCCTTTTCGGACTTCCACGTCGTCTCGACACCGCCAGCGATCGCGGCCATCCCCTTGTAGTTGGTCGGGACCAGCTGCAAGTATTCCTTGCGGTAGGGCTTCGACTCGACGTTGCGCTTCACATTGTTGATCCGCGCCACAACGTCACCCGCGGTGATCGCTGCCTTGACCGCGTCGGTCTGCTTGGCGATCTCGGTATTGAGATCCAGCGTCCCGCCGACCAGCGTGGCCTCTTCCTTTGCCACTTCCTCACCTGCTACGATCTTCACTTTTGCCATTTGGCACACTTCCTGTTAGTGGCGCGTTTTGCGCCGTTTCCGTTTCCGAACTTACTAGAACAGTATAACATGGTTTCGTTTCGGTGTCAAGCGTTTATTTTGCTTTTCTTTTCGCGCCGCCCGTTACCGTTTCTAACCATACATACATTCTAGCATACCTGCGCTACCCTGTCAATAGGTAACATTTACTTACCTGCTACGTATTCAGTTGTCAAGGAGCGCACACCGTCGAACTAACTACCCAACGACATACAGTCTACCATAGGCGCACATGGTTGTCAATAGGAAGATTTTACAATGAATATGTATTTTTTATATAGCGTGCTACGACTGTGAGCTATTGCACCGATCGTGCCATGCCAACCGACTGGGGCATATGCCCGTCGGAACGGGTCCCATGTCGGCCAGGGGTTTAAGGCTGTCGAAAGCATGCTTGTTTGCAACTTATATGTTCATTCGGCAGTCTGAATATAACGCCTTATTTTCCATGCGACGAAAACGGATCTTGCCGTTCACTTGATGAACGGCTACCGATAAGCCCTTTGTTTGCAAGCACTTACGGGCGGGCTTGACAAGCAACCGGCATTTATGGTAGAATCACGCAGGAGCGACGATGCTCAGCAGTTCGTCGTATTCTAGGATTACGACTATGTTCATATCCGAAGAAGAAGCTCTCGAACGTCTTCGATCCTCTAACAATTTAGTGAACCGTCTTGGTGTGACTCAACCTGAAACGGGTCCCATACAGGACGACGAAGAAAAGTCAAGTGAAGTCGACGCTGCCCTACAACATGAACTCGACCTCGATCCAGACATAGATCCAGTGCGCGCCGCAGTTCTCGCTGGACGGCGCGCAACGGGAAGTAACGGTCGCGGTCGATATCCCGGACAGAAGAACATTCCGCCTGTCTTCAGATCACTGATCGGAGCAACGAGCCGAATTACATCGGCTGAAAGTGCAGCTAAGATGTTCGGAGTTTCTGTCCCAACTGCGCACAATTACGCGCACGGGAAACTCGCATCAAAGGCTACGCCGAATCAGAGTCTGCTCGAGTCCATCGAGAACGATACGCAAAGTATCAGGCAACAAGTTCTCGGTGTTCTTTCCTTCACGATTGCAGGCATCACTCCAGACAAGATCGAGAACAAGGATGCCAAGGAACTTTCGATCATCGCGCGCAACCTTGGATCAATCATGTCTGCGACCAAACCTCCGGCCGATTTCGGAGACAAGACAACGAACGCTCAGGTCATAGTCTTTTCTCCCGAGCAGGAACAAGAATCATTCTATCCAACAAAAGAGATCGGCTAACACTAAGGTAAAGTATCCCGTAGTCGAAGCCGTCGACGAAGTGAGTTAAAATTATGCAAGGTTTTGTTCGTAAGCTCTTTGCAGACAAGGGCTACGCTTTCATCGAAGGTTCAGACCAGAGAGACTACTTCCTCCACTGGTCGAAAGTTTCGCGCGCCTCCGTTCCCTTCCGGAATATGCGCGAAGGCGACAAGGTCACGTTTGATTATGAAGAAGGAGATCAGGGACCAAAAGCCCTGAACGTGCTAGTCAACCGAACACAGGAGAATACCGATGCCACTGTCCGACCTCTCGCAAACGAAGCCGGTTGACCCACAGTACGGTCAATCAGTCCCGCTCCGCCCAGGTGACCACCCTGGACCCGACGATCCCGGCGTGAATGAGCGCCCCTCAGTCGACAACAGTCTGCCAGGCAACGACGTGCCCGAGTGGCTCAGCAAGCCAGGTCCGGATCGTCCTCGTGTCGGCGGAGATTCAACGCGCGCGCAATGGGCATTCGATCCAAAGAGCAAGAAGCTCGTCAAGCTCGACAAGCAGAAGTCGCTTGCGAACATGAAGATCAATCTCGGTTCGCCTCTCAACGTGAAGACAAAGACTGGAGAGGTGCAGGCAGGTCCGGGAGACATCGTCGGCGACTGGGGCAAACATCAGGTCATGATGAGCAAAGAAATGTTCATTGCTCTGATGGGCCAAGAGGAGTACGACAATCTGCTCCGCAAGGAAATGCTGAAGGTCGTCATCGCCAAGCGTCTCGACGACGGACTTCCTGCATACACCGAGCAAGAGATCGGTATCAAGAAAGAGGAGATCGATAAGGTCATCGAAGCCAAGGCGCGCTCCGAAGAGGACTTTGATCCCAACGATCTGAATCAACGCATTCAGATCACCGATTCTTCTGAAGGTCCTCCGACAATCGCACCGGATGAGTATGGAACCATCATCCCCGGACCGATGCTCCCGATTCCGGTCAACATGCCGGACGAAGGTGAACCTCCTCCGACGTCTCAAGATCCTGCCACAGGTGCATCAGCGGGTAGTCCGGGAACTTGGACTCCAAGTGGCGGACAACCTCCCGCCGACTTTGCTGCACTCAGCAGCATGACGGCCGACCCCACGACCGCGTGGACCGAAGGCCAGTACGTCACTCTCGGTGACAACTCGGATGCCTATTGGGATGGCACGAATTGGGTCGTCGGTAGAGCACCGGCAGCCGCTCCTTAGGACTATAGGGTGCGCCGATAGTGTGCTCGGCGCACCCTTTCTTTCGACGAGCCGAAGTATTCCGAAGTCAAGTGAAGTCTAGGTAAATTCAAATGAAGAAGATTCTAGTCGTTCTCTTAGTCGTGTTCTGTTTCGGATGCGACATCGAACTCACGATGCCGTCAACGAACGTAACGAACACGAATACGAACACCGTCTCTATCGACCTACACGACCTCATAAACTTTGCTCCAATGGCGAATCCCACGAGCACGCCAGTTCCTGGTGGGCCGACCGGATCTGAGACGCCATTACCTTTACCTGCTTCTGCTCAAGGAATCGCCCAGGGTGTAGCAAACAACAATCAGAGCGCCCTTTTGAGATCGTGTCAGGCGATATATGGCGAGGTTGCTTGGACCTTCATGGACGCTGAAGTGGCTGCGCTCAAGGCTCAGGATCCTCGCTGGGGTTACATGGTCAAGCCTACCGATGGAACGATCTCCAAGGACGTTATCGCGTATCGAGCGACTTCGGATAATTCAGGCGCGTGGGGTGTCGATATCATCGTCGATCACTGCGGCAACCCGAGTTTCGCCTGGAACGTTCTCGGATTCGACCCGAATGCACAATGGTCAGGAACGAGGTTCTGATGATTCTCATTCTTGTTATCCTCATCGTTCTGCTGTTTAGCACCGCTCCATATTATCCATATTCCCGTAGCTGGGGATACGGACCTTCAGGAGCTGTCACACTCATTCTTGTCATCCTCATCATCTACATGCTGTTAGGACGTGGTCAGGCAAGGTTGTAATAAATTGGACACAGAGGCGATTCAATTAGAAAGGGTCAAGATGCCCGCTAAAAGCGCGAAACAATATCGTTTCATGCAGGCGGCAGCCCACGGCGGTCTCAAAGGACCCCAACAAATTGATCCCTCTGTGGCCAAAGAGTTTATCGCAAAGATGCCGACGAGCAAGCGTAAGATTTGGAGCAAGTAATGGCCATCACATATAGCATTCCACTCGGCGTTCCGACACTGACTCTTGCGGGAGTCGCATACGCGTTACCAGTGCGCGCCTGTATGCTCATTTCTTCCGGAGCATCTGAAGTCTCGCTTGACGGGACTGCTTGGGCCGCGCACACTTCAGGTCAGAATGCTCAAGGAGCGTTCGTCAGGACAACTGGTGCGGCAACCGTCCTTGCTAAGCCGATAGGTTAAGTTGCCTTTTCAGACTATTGAGGGAAGTAAAGTCTGGGAGCCAAACAAAAGGCAAACAGATTTTATCCGTATCCCAGACCAAATATTCGAGGCAATGTATGGTGGAGCAGCTGGAGGAGGTAAGTCAGAACTCCTACTGATGCTTCCGATAGCTCGTGGCTGGTATGAAAACTCAACTTTTAAGGGTATCATTTTTAGAAGAACATTCCCAGAGCTTGAAGAATCACTTATCCCAAGAAGTCGAGACATATATCCTCTTTTCGGAGCTACGTATAACGATACGAAACACCGTTGGACGTTTCCATCAGGTGCCTGGATTCAGTTCTCGTATATGCTTAGGGCTGAGGACGCTCGAAGCCACGACACCGCCGAATACAATTACATCGGATTTGACGAATTAACAGCCTTTGAGGAATTTCAATATGTTTTCCTTACTAGTCGCTGTCGTACCTCTGATAGCAGCCTTCCTGCTATTATACGAAGTGCGACGAACCCGGGTAACGTCGGACATTCATGGGTTAGAAAAAGGTTCGTCGAACCGGCAAGGAATGGATACACGAAAATCTACGACCGAGTAGCTCAAAGCTACCGGATATTTATACCGGCGAAGCTGACGGATAACCATTTCCTGATGCGCGCCGACCCGAATTATATAAATCGTCTTCAACTCCTACCGCTTGCCGAGAGAAAAGCTAAGCTCGAGGGTGATTGGTGGACGTTTACTGGTCAGGTCTTCAACGAATGGAGACATGAAAGATTTGCAGGGGAGCCTGTTAACGCGCTACATCTGATAGATCCTTTTCCATTGCCCGCGTTTTGGCCTCGAATTGCTGCAATTGACTGGGGCCACAGTGCAATGACGTGGATCGGATGGGCGGCTGTTGCTCCTAACGGACAAGCGTTCCTTTATCGTCAATACGGTCGGAAAAATCAGAAGATTGTTGACTGGTCTAGTGACTTTGTCCGATTGTCACAAGGCGAAATCATCGATTCCGTAGTGATCGATCCATCTGCTCGTCGAAAAGAAGGTGATCAACGGTCGATTTTACAGCAGTTTGTAGAGGTATTGAATCCTCCAGGTCAAGATGCTCGTTACACCATCTCACTAGCTGATAACGATCGAGTCAGCGGCAAGATGTTGATGCACGAATACCTGAGATGGAACCAAAGACCACCACGAATTGTTCCGAAAGAGGGATTCAACATTGAGACAGGCGCGCGAATTTTCAGGATTTACGGAGAGAAAGCCTATAAGGAATACGCGTCGATGTTTGAGCCGGAAAAACCGGAAACAAACATCCCAAAACTCCAAGTCTTCAAGGACTCGAGACTCTATGTTGATACCGATCTTGATGCGTTCGAAGACGTCATTCCCCTTTGCGTTTACGACGATGTCAAGACAGAAGATGTCATGGAATTCGATGGGGACGACCCGTATGACGGGGGTCGCTACCTGGTTAAAGAGATACATCGTTGGGTGGAAAAGTCGCAAGTCGTCAGCGAAGACAGGGAGAAACTCAACCAAGTCCTCCAATATCTAGAGAGTTCGGGTGACATGACCGGTTTCTACCGAAGAATGGAGAAACTGGACAGAAACAAGAATCAATTCATGAAACCTGTTAAGATGTATCATAAAGCTCCTCGTAGAAGGCGGTTTCCGTATGTGGCTCATTGATCTTTTTCGTCCCTCTTACAAGGTTTCTCTGGAACAAAAGGGTTGTCTTGGCTGTTCTGCGCGGCAGGCGCACATCGAAGATTTACAGAACCTGCTTCGCTCGGAACGAGAAGGCAATTCGATACTACAAACTGTCTTGTTCCAGAAGGTCGGTTACGTTGCTCCGACGGTTTCGCAAGAAACGTCAGACATGAAGCCGTTGCGTAGCATCCAGACGATTGGAGACCTACGTAGACAGGCAGAGAACAGAGAAGCTGAGAAGTTTCCCGATGCTCGTAAAGAATACTGGACTAAAGTTCAGGCTCAATACGATAAAGCTGGAAAACTTCCAAGAATTGAGCCTAAGACCGAGCCAGAGTATCCCGAAGTAACAGCACAAGATACTGGAAATGGCTGACTACGAAGACTGGATACCGTATCTCAAGCGAAAAGCTAGTGAGATTTATAACTGGCGTCCTACACCTCTGCCTCCAGTTACTCAACCGCCTGTTAATACGCTTCGGACGACACCGAACGCACCTGCAAAACCGTTCAAACCGGCGGCTGTTGACCTATATAATACTGTAAAGTCAAATCTAGAGAAGTCCAACGTATCAAAACTCTGGACGTCACCTGCTGAGACGGTAGCCAAAAAGGTTGTCAATTCAGGTAGTGAGTTCATGGGGCGCGTCGGAGCTGTCACGAGCCATCCAGCAGGAAAGTTTGTTGGCGCGCTCGCTGACGCCTACGATCCGAGATCTACAGGTTCCGAAAAGAAAACGGGCTACGAGCCCTGGTGGGAAGCTGGTAAAGCTGTAGTCGAAGGTCTTTCAGATCCTACTGCGCCACAGACTTCTCCATCACAAGCTATCCGAGAAAGATCTCCTTACACATCGCCGGACCCGTTATCGACGACTCTCGCCAGTTTCGGTGCAGATGCAGTCCTCGACCCATCAAACGCGCTCGGTGGCGGAGCGACTGCTAAAGGAGCAATGGCTCTAGCCGGGATGGGTGGAGACGCCGCTGGTCTAGCATCCATTCCGATGTGGTTGTGGAAAAAACAGAACAATATCGAAGCCTTTTCGCATGGTGCAGGTAGCACGCAAGACATCGAATCGATGTATAAGAGCGGCCTACAACAGCGTGTAGGTGACGACGTTCTACAGCGTTGGTTCCATACCATCGGTATCTCTCCAGAAGACATGGCCGCAGACCGTGCGGCTGGCATGATTCCCAAGCACAAGTATGGTTGGGGCACGTCACACATGCCTGTGCAGGCAAGTCCTAACATAGAGGTCCTCAACCTCTTAGAGCCTGTGCCAAAGGAAGATATCGAGAAGATCGTAGCAACGCTGCATCCAGACAAGGATCGAAACAGAATTGATGACATCTGGCGCGCGTGGCGAGATCAGTCTCAATACGTCGTGCCTCGTGCAGACCAGATTTCTGGTAGGGTTCCATACAAGTCAGTCCGATCTGAGCCTGGATCGGAGGCGCACAAAGCTGTAAAGAAGCTCGAGAGAGCAATTACAGGATCTGCTAACGTCTACGGCAAGACTGGTATATCTCCCGAAGGATCGCCTGTCAACCATCCTGGAATGGAGACGAAGGCGTGGCAAGCTATCGCTCATCGTGACACCTCAGGTGGCAACGAAGAGGCGATGGCTTTCAATCCAGACTATGCTCTGGTCTCAACCAAGACGGAAAAACTCGCATCTGGTGAGCCTGCTCCGTATAAGCCGCTTGGTAGATACGGTAATGAGACATTTCCCAAAGATTTGCATCTAGCGCAGAGGACACCTGTCCCTGCTGTCCAAGCGCCTGTTACACCTCCGCCCGCTAACGTGCCTGTTCCGTCAGGCGCTGTTTTCAAAGATCCTATGGGAAATGCCTATAACTTTACAGGCACTCCTTACAATCAGGGATACAACTATTACAAGCTAGTTGCTCATAAGAACGCGCCTCCAGAGGAAGTCAAAGCAGCTTGGGACGCTTTGTCAACTGCTGGAAAGAATAAGTTCAAGGACAACTGGCCAGCTACGTTTGAATCTAAGGTCGTTCCTCATATCTCTGGTCCAGCTAAAGCTCCTGTTCAGGCTAAGGCAGCCGTGCAGATGCCGTCTTCTTTTCTCAAGAATATGAAGAAGGCAGGCTATACAGATCAGGAAGCTAAGACAATCTGGGAAGCTGGTGGGACGCCTACTAAGGGACCTGAGCCAGAACTCCAGACACATCTTAACGATCTGAAAGGTATTTGGGAATCGTCTGGTGTGCCACTCCCGGCAGACACAGATATTAACGACTTTTTTGATGCAGCTAACCCAGGTCATGCTGGCCTGACACCTAAGGCCGCGCACGAGCTAGTATCGGATTATCTCAAGTGGAGTAATCCTGAGGCAGCAAAGGAAGTTGATGATCTCTGGGCCAGCAAACAGGCTGGTATAGACGCGCTCGCTCAGATTCCAAAGCCTCCGAACGCAATTGCTGACGTTATCGAGGATTTTCATGCAAATATATTCGGAGGTAATTACTCAGACGCTGAAGTAGCTAAAAAGTTTCATGAGTTAGACCCAGCTGAGCAAGCTGCTTATAAGAAAGCTCATCCTCATGGTTTAGACTTCTTAAACTTTTCAGAACCTGTTAAGGTTCAGTCAGCTAATCCACCAAGCTCTAAGTGGGACGTCTTTGATCCGTATCAAGGAAACGTCAAGAAGACGTTTGATACGAAAGCTGAAGCCGACGCTTACAAAGCCGCACGTGGTGGCGAAGGTTGGGAAGTTGGAGAACACGACACAGGATATCCATCTGTCAATCCAAATCACATTAACTGGACAGCAGCACATCCAGTAAATGCTGGAGCTGTAGATACAGCCGATGCGATTGACGTCTTTCAGCATCCAGAAGGTAAGACAATCGCAACATTCTCAACACAGGCTGAGGCCGACGCGTATATAAAGAATCATCCAAATTCAGATATGCTCGATACATCACCACACGATCCGGCATTCGGAACTGACGTTAAGTCACTTCCTCCGATGCCGAAAGGTTGGGGTTCAGTCGGCACGTCGACACCTGGAGGTGCGCGTGCTACTAAGTCGGATGCAGACATACTTGCAGCTGAGTTTGAGAAAGGTCTTTTTGGTAGCTCTGATCTCTCACCTGCAGAGGCGTTGGACGAATACAATAGTTTTTCAGCAGACATCAAAGCGGCGTTCAAAAAGAATCATCCTGACTCATATAAAGATCTGATGAACTTCCGAACGCACGGAGACATCGATCCAAACTATCACGGTGGCTATGACCCAGGAGATGAAGTTGATTGGACCAAACTTGGTACCCACGTTGAGGACGTCCAACCAGATACACATCACAATTACTGGGAGAGCACGAGCGCGCCTAAAACTGGAACGCAGTCGTTGCACGGAATCGAGTTCAAGCCAGTCGATAAACCTGACTTCAAAGCGGGTATGAATTTCTCAATCAATGCCCCTGCATTTGAGCCAGTTAAAGGAAAGAAACAGGCTGCTGGTGTAGTTATGGTTGAACCAGACGGTCGAGTCTGGATCATACATCCGAAAGGACAATTTGGTGGCTATAAATCGACGTTTCCAAAGGGAACTGTCGATGCTGGCGAGCATATGCAAGAAGCTGCCTTGCGCGAAGTGTTCGAGGAATCAGGGCTTACAGCGAAGATCACCGGTCATTTGACCGATGTAGAACGGACCACTTCCAAGACTCGGTTCTATATCGGTGAACGGACAGGTGGCGCGCCTTGGGCACACGGGCATGAGACAGAAGGTGTTTCACTCCTCAATCCAAAAGACCCTGGATTCGCCAAGCAACTTCAAGACATCTACGGTTCTGATACGTCAGATCATAAGGTGCTCGAGGCTCTTAAAAGCCATCTCAGCTTACAAGAGGATCTGAAATCTGGCAAGACAGTTCAGGCACCTAAAGGTTTTCCTGAGCCGTCAAAAGCCAAGCCATACGAGAACGCACCGACTGGCTATCAACTCAAAGAAAAGAACGCCAAGCTCGCTGGAGTTCACGAGAAACACATTTATACGAAGAACGGTCAGGACTATATCTTCAAGCCAACGAAGCATCCTGAGTTCGTTTTGCATAACGAGAAGGCTGCAAACGACATCGCTGGACTCGCAGGTCTGCACGACCCAAAGATGACGGTCGAGACGGTTGATGGCAAAAAA